TTAAAGCAAAGATAGCAAACTTTATCCATTCAGAGTGAGAGAAAGGGGGACATTGTCTCTCTTTCCTCTCTGAAAAATAAATGTTTTTATTGCTTATTATCCGCACCCAAAAAGTTGCATTTATAAGTTGAACTCAAGTTTGAATAAAGCATCCAGCAAAGCAAGCTGATCCGTCACAAAATCCTTAGAATAGGAAATTGTGCAGTGTATGGAAGACTGGTCAAATTTTCTGGGCAGAATGGATGCAATGAACAGGATTGCTTTAGAGAGGTTCTCTTTGCTATATCTTACCGTTATTTGTTCTCCAGAATCCTTGAATAGAGCATAATGCTCATTGTCTAAAAATAAATCTGTGTTCTTGGCATCGCCTGCTGATAGCTGACGATAACTAGCATTGGTATCATTAATGTGTTTTACAATCTCATCCATATCATTATAGTTTTATAGGTGTGTTAATGCTTGAAAAACAATCTTCCGGTGAGACTGAAAGACTCATCTTTAACAATGTTGTTTTAGTTGGAGTAATTGCGGTCTTAAATCTTTCAATATCAGCGTTTAGACCATTCATATAATTGCTGCAATTATTGCAAATTGATAGAAGCCCTGTATCCTCTGACATATCAAACACTCGATAAACAGCATATTCGGCAACGGCATTTGCGCAATTATGCACGAACGTTATTTCTTGACTACTGAATATGATACTTTGTTTGAAGTCGAATCTGGTGGACTTGACATCAATGAATTGTCTGACGCTGCTAACAGACCGTATGACAAAATCATATGGAAGTCCAGACTCTCTGCTTTTGTTCATCCACTCGAATGACTCGATTCTATTTGCAGCCAGTTCGTGTCCCAAATACTCGTTTATTAACGCTTCTCCTTTTTTGCCTATAGCGGCAAATTGCTTACTTGCCTTCTCAACATCGTATGTTTTGAACTTACGTGCAAAATCACCTACCTGCGAGATTATCTCTATCTCTTTTTGTATGTCAATGCTAACAGAGTTAATTTTATTGACCATAGCCGATTTCAAAGGCTTATAGGCAGAATCTTGATCTGTTATTATATGTGTGTTTGCCTTGACAAGGTCCTCTATAATCTTGAAATCCTCAGAACTTCCATTTATGAGCCAGAAAACCAAATCTTTGTTTTCCAAGCTCGACCATAGAAGATACCAGTCGTCATTAGGCAGTTCTTCTGCAAATTTTCTGATTTTCGACACAACAGAATCAGAACTGCTGGTTCCCATCCTGATTTTGGGACTGCGGAACGTTCCGTCTGGATTCTCAATACGATCAAAGAAACAATCCAAGATCTGACAATAAGAATTGTGGATAAGCATAGCCGTAGTTGAGGTGCTGTCTTCCAAAAAAGTCAGCACCTCGTTGAATAAACCGATATGTGTCTGATTACTGGTACTACTCGTGCCAAGATCTGCACTGCTTAATTTCTTAAGACCTATGCGTTTTTCAATATTGAAGAAAGTAAACATATCATTCATGGATTATATTATTAGTTATCAGATAATACAAGACAGCATAAATTGTATTTACACTTACTGCATTACCAGCTTGTTTGTAAAGAGCCCCATCTGCCACACCTGCATTTCTTCCTTTAACAGCAAAATCGGCCGGGAAACCTTGGAGCATAAACGCCTCTTCCGGGGTCAACTTCCTAATAGGAAGTTTTGCCAGCTCAGCTTTTGTCATCGTCTTCACTGGATTTATAGCACCATGAGACTCTATGAAATCTTGACTATAGTAATTGTCTTGACAGGCTCGATGCATTTTGTGCATTGTGGCAGTTAAAGGCCGTGCGACACTCATATTAATGTCTGATTTTGATTTGAAATTTGCAGAGCCATCAGCAAGTAGAGTCGGTTTTATCTTTTCAGACAAATAATACTTGGAATCAACATGGAGTTTGAGAACGTCGTTTACGCTTTTGTAATGATATGGACTGAGTTTCTTATATGTATGTTCAAAAGCTTCAGCGATGGCATCTGCGGAGAAGCGTTCCTTGAAATCATCAGGGACATTCTCGGTTGTCGCAAAAATCAACAATCTGTTACGAGTCTGTGGCAAATGGAATTGAGCAGTGTTGAAAATATCTGTAAAGACACTGTAGCCCAAAGACTCCAGTTCGCTCTTGATACGTACAAACGTCCTGCCTTTATCATGAGTTTTCAGATTTTTAACATTTTCCAACAACACGTAACGAGGCATTCTGGCGGCCAAAATATCCAGAATATGGAAGAACATTTGACCTCTGTCCTCATTGAATCCAGCTTGTTTTCCCATCATGCTGAATGTCTGACAAGGGAACCCTCCAGTCACTAAATCAAACTTAGGAAGTCGATGAATGTTCTCGGGGTTGCTCGTAAACGATACAATATCCCCCATAGCAACCTCTCCATCTATATCCGGATGATAATTGGCACAATATGTCTGCACTGCTTTGGGATCGATTTCAGAATACCCAACGCAATGGAAGTTCATAATACGGTCTTTGGAGAGAAGATCCATCGCTCTTCTGAAGCCTCCAATGCCAGCAAATAGTTCAAGATGTCTCATTTGATAAATTTCATAATGCCATCACCTATAGCTTTGGCAAGTTTAACTGGGACTGCATTCCCAACTTGAGCATACCACATATTCTGTGATCCGGTAATCACATAGTCATCAGGGAAGGTCTGAATTCTGGCGGCTTCTCTGGGACTCAGACCTCTTGCATCCCACGGATGAATATACATGTTACAATCGAACTTCATGTGTGAAGTGATTGTTTTACATATTTGAGTTTCATCCAGTTTGAAATATTTGTCCTTAAATATATCGTTTCTCCGTTTGTACGGCATAATGTCCGCAATGGATTCGTGCAACGAATTTGCGCCCTGTGGTAATCGCCGATATATTTCAAGATCACGTTCATTATTATACCTGTTCTTATGGTTGTACAGTTTTGTGATTTCTTTATCTCCATTAATGAAATTGTAAAAATCATTATGGATATATGTGAAATCACACTCCGTAAAGCCAGATTCAGCATTTTCTACATCCTTTGAACCTTTTTCTTTCTTAGCGACAAGATGTGGTAATCCAATCAGTGCGTCTTTGAGTACAAACGATGGCCGTTTATGCTTATAGATTTCCTCGAATATTTTCTTCGGAGATACGCCGACTCTGTTGCCAATCATGATAAATCGCTCTCTGTTTTGAGGCACGCCATAGTCTTGTGCCCTTAATAGCGCATAATCAAATTGATACTCCTCGCCCAAATATTCAGTAAAATTCTGCTTGATTTCATCAATCTTATTCATCATCCCTTTAACATTCTCCATTATGAAGAATTTCGGGCGAACCGTTTTCAGAAATATCAAGTATTGTTTATACAGAGCATTACGAGGGTCATCAAGTATCCTTTGACGATTAGCCATTGAGAATCCTTGACAAGGAGGTCCTCCGCATACAAGGGTTATGTCAGAAAGCATCTCCTTATACTTATCAATATGGGCATTAAGGTCAGCAATGTCACCTACAAAGTAATGCTCATCGCTTAAGTTGTGATTAAACTTGTATGTGTTACAGAATTGTTCCACTATTTCATTCACAAACCACGGAGTGAAGCCAGCCTGCTGCAATCCGACGCTTAATCCTCCACAACCAGCGAATAGATCTACAAATTTATATTCCTTTTTCTTTGGCATACATCTACACAATTAGCCGTTAATCCCCACTAATCTCATCCATCGGTCGGAACAAATCTTTTATGTCCACATCCAGACATCTTGCAATCTCCACCAACGTTTCCACATTAGGCTGCAATGTGTTAGTGCACCACTTTGAGACAGTTCCAGGATCTTTTTGCAACTGTTCAGCAAGCCACTTGTTAGTCTTGTTCTTATCGGCCAAGACCACCTTTATCCTATTTATGTTCTTACCCATTGAAAAAATGTTGTGTTTCTACCATTAACGCAATAAACATACAAATATACACAATACATCTCGAAAGACAATCCTCTACATTGCTTTTGTATGCATAATTTATACGTTAAATCACGTTTAATTGAAATATTTTGCAATTTGTGTGTGACCGGTTATGTGACTACTGAAGTATTATTCGTATATTTATGGCAATACTTGTAGATGAACTTAAATAACATTTAATAAACTGATATGAACGATAAAATCGATACATTGCTGCCAGCAAAACTTGATAAAACAGATCCTGCATATTCAACCGTATTGGAATTGGATACAATATTGGATGTCGCTGTCAAAAAAGGTATACGGAATATTGCTTTGACTGGTCCGTTTGGTTCGGGTAAAAGTTCCGTCCTTAAAACTTTGATGACTGATTTTTCGACAAAACATGAATATCTCCCTATATCCTTAGCAACATTGAAAGCCAATGATGAGGCCGATTCTAGTGTGAGCCGAGACGATAAGGGTAATTCAAACTCGGATAATGCCGAGACAGCATTAAATAGAAGAATCCAAAGTTGTATTCTTCAACAACTCGTGTATCGAGAAGAGGCTGCAACTGTAACCAATTCCAGATTCAAGAGAATTTCTTATACACCACCGAAAACAGTATGTTGGTATTCAATATGTGGTGTCTTGACATTGTTGGCAACATTGATCATACTGGATCCTAAATTTCCAAGAATAGAATCATTCCATTCATTTCTAAATTTGAGTCGGATAGGTAATCTTATATTGGATGGATCTTGCATGGTATGGCTTCTTATAATGTTGTTCTGCATTTTTAAGTACTTTTTTAGGTCCTATTCAAGCTCCAAATTAAATAAACTGAATCTGAAGGATGCGGAAATATCGGTTATTGAGGATAATTCCATCTTCAACAAACATTTGGACGAAATTTTATATTTCTTTCAAGTGACCAAATATGATGTCGTCATTATTGAGGATTTGGATAGGTTTGACACCACTGACATATTCTTGAAGTTGAGAGAGCTGAATCAACTCATCAATGAGTCAAAAATTGTCAATAGGCATATTACATTTATTTATGCCATAAAGGATGATATGTTCAAAAATGAGGAGAGGACTAAATTCTTTGACTATATCACAACTGTCATTCCTGTTATAAATTCATCGAACTCAAAAGACATACTCCTCCGTAAGCTTAAAGCTAATGAATTTGAGAATGACGGCATCTCTGATAATGACTTGTCCGAAATGGCTTTCTTTATCCAAGATATGCGCATATTGACAAATATAGTCAATGAATATTCTCAGTATAGGAAGCAACTTTGCCTCAATAATGGAAATCAGAAATTAGATAAGACGAAGTTACTTGCTATGATTGTCTATAAGAACTATTTTCCTAAAGACTTCGCAGAACTTCATCGCAGAAAAGGAAAGGTATATGCTTGTATCAGTAGCAAACGAAAGTTTATTGAATTGGCATCTTCTGAATTGGATAAACAGAATGTGGCCGTTCAAAAGGAAGAGACGGAATATATTAATAATCTGCATCTGCAAGAAAAAGATCTGCGTAAACTTTATCTTTTTCGTTTGAATGAAAGCCTGTCATTTAATGTTACTGACATTATATTGAATGGCACTCGTTATAATTTAAGGCAAATCGCAGATGATGAAAACCTATTTGATATTTTAGTCTCAACAACAGGTGAGGTTACTTATTATTACCATGGAGGATACTATCCAACCTCAAAGAAAGTGAATTTTAGAAATATTGATATTGAGACACGTTATTCTGAACGGTTAAAAAGACTAAAGGATGGTAAGAAGGTTTATACACAAAAGTACAGTGACATCAATCGAAAGAAAATTGCAATCAGATCACTTCCCCTTAAGGTTCTATTGACCGAATATCAAGTTGGAACCACTGAAATGTATAAGGACATCGGATTGGCTCCTATGCAGGATGTGTTCATCCGCAGAGGTCTCATTGACGAAGAATATTATGATTACATATCATACTTCTATGAGGGAATGATGTCTGTAGCTGATAGGGATTTGCTATTGTCAATCAAACGGAATATCTCATTACCTTTTGAGTACCACATAGATAAGATAGAGAACTTTGTCAAGGACTTAAAAGACTATATGTTCGAGAGTGATGCAATACTCAATATTGAATTGCTAGGTTTCTTAGCTCAGAATATAAAATACAAAGATCATTTCGAGCATATTATGATGCGCATGGAGCGTGACCCAATGCCTTTGGATTTCCTTGTGCAATATTACGAATATGGCCAAGGACAGAAATTCGTTTTTGCGCACATAATTACTTGGGACGCTGTGTATTTTTGGCAGACAATTAGAGCCTGTGACCTTGAAAATAAAGATATGCTTATGGAAGCCTTCCTAAAGTTCTGTGGAGAACTATCAGAGGAACAGCAATTATGGCTTAATGAAAACTATAAATTCCTTGTGGAGCACTACGACGGATTATCTAAAGACCGTGCGCTGTTATTGGCTGCCAATAGTAATTTTGTGAGTTTAATGGAAGGCAATGATAAACTCCTGGATTCGATTATAGAAAATTCTTCCTATGCGATAAATGCACATAATCTCACATTGATCGTTAATTATTTATGTTCAAATGCTCTATCCATATCAGAAGATGCGCTTAATTATACGAGAGCAACAAGTACAGGAAATAAAAATGTTACAGAGCATATAAATAAAAATATTAAAGCTTCTCTTTTATGCTTTAATGATGCTTCAAAAGATGAGAGCATTGATTCCATTCTGTACATACTTAATTGCCAGGATCTGGATGCTGAAAGAAAAGAAGAGTATCTGACCGGAGAACAAAACCTTCTGCCAAACTTTGACAATATCACAGCTCCCGATATGCAAAAGATTGCAATTAGAACATATCTGATTGATCCAAAATGGGAAAATGTCATAATGTATTTCAATCAGACGAATACAATGCCGGATGAACTCTTGAAGTATGTCAGCCACTATTCATCTGAACTGGCCTCTCAGTTATTTCCCGATGATAACGTGGATCTCGAAGAAAGCATATATGCAGAACTGTTCTATAGTAATAGATTGGAAGTGGAAAAATACACTGCATTGCTATCTTCATTTAGAAATGTATTCCCGATAACAGATGGGCTTCGAGACTTGTCAAAAGATCGTCTCGTCTCTCTTATCAATAATGGAAAGCTTCCATTTGAAGATGAGATTCTTGCTGTCATGGAGGAAACTGATGCATTCGCTGAATATCTGTTATATCATTCGAGGTCTTTTGTGAATAGTCTTTCAAGTCGAACATATTGTTTTTCTTCAGAACAAATTATCACATTGTTAGGGGCATCAAGATTTTCCGTTGCAGACAAGTGCTCAATCATTGAAATTGTTGATATCGTAAGATGTTTAGAATCTAGTGCGTGTGCTGATAGTATTACTGAATTGTATTGGAAAGCAGCCCTAAACGGAGATAAATTAGCGTTATCTCGAATAAGAACAGACAGGAGAATACAAATAGTAATGAAATCAATTCAAATGCATTTGGACAATACAGAACGCATCGATATACTTCTGAAATCTCTGGATGATGCTTATGCTGAATTGACAGAAAATAAGCGACCATTAATTGAGAACAACGCCTTAAATACAGATTTATTATCCACGCTAAAAGCCGCGCAGTATATCAGCTCTTATTCAGTAGATTCAAGATCATCTGATAAATATAGAGTGATACCACGCAAGCGATAGGTGGAGAAATGTTTGAAACGAGGCATATATGCTTTTGGGGGAATATAGGAATTGTACCATTGATTACTTCAGTATCTTTTTCCTAATGTCAGGAAAATTAAACTATTAAGGAGAATCATTGCAGACCATTTTCGTGAAGTCACGAAAATGGTTCGTGCGCTTATCAAATTAGAATGATTGCTGTGTGGATATTTCAAACGCCCGGCAAGACATTCGTCATCTCCGCATCCGCTGCGATGCCGAAAGACTTGCCTTTATGGGCAGAACGGAACCAGAAGATTGACGCTCTCCGCTTGCGCTCCGACCGCCAAACCTCCGAACATTCCAAACTCGCTTCGCTCGATAATAAAGTAGCGGTGTCGAGACTTCAGTCTTTCTCCGTTTCTCTCCGAAAGCCGGAAGACTCAATCCTATCATCCCCCACAGCCCCGAAGGGGCCATAACCGACTCCGCTCACGATATGTGACGCTACCCTTGTCCCTAGAATCCCGCAGCTTAACATAATCTATCGAGATTGTGTAACAGGTCGTTGGGGCCCCTTCCCCACCGCCTGTTTTCGCTTCGCACACAATCTAGATTATGTTAAGCGGCTCCTCTATAAGAACGCGAAGGTCCGTCCTTCGAAAGACGCCCTGTCGGGTCGGCCGGCAATATAAGGGGTTCGCTTCGCTGGCCACCGGCCTCCAGGCCGCTTGCTCACCCCTGGACTTTCTGCTTCGGAGTGCGAACGTCAGTACACTTATCATTGTTGGTGGTAATAAAAGTGAGTACCATTGCTCACGGCAGAAAGTCCGCCTGCGGCATTGCCGTCCTCCGTGCAGCATCCGCTGCAGGGTCGCTTCCGTGGCCTGCTCCTCTTGCAAAAACCTTCTTCGCTATCGCTTCGGCCTTCGGCATCAGGTTTTCACAAGAAGAGCATTCCACTCCTTCTCCAAGGTAAGGCTCCGCCTTGTCATATTACCGGGCTCTCGCCCGGACTCACACGTAACAAGGTCCTGCGAATGGAGATTTCCTTCGGAAAACTCCAGTACCTCGCTTGAGAGTTGGTATCGTTAAACCCTCCAAGGCCGGCACTAACGTGCCTTGAGATTGCTCCTTCGTCGCAACTCACCTTCGAGGAGAGAGGTATCGGTCACTCAGCAGGTCGGCGGAGCCGCCCAGCTCAGTAACCGATGTTGTCATTAGCGGCACAGAGTGCAGCAGCGGTCGACATCCGTGCGCTATCGCACACCGATGCCGCCCTTCCGCTCCAGTTACGCCATTTTTCCTCCGCTGTGCTCCGGATGGCTACACTTCCGCTGATGCTGCAGCACTCAGAGCCGCACGGCGCTCCAGCCATGAGTGCCTATTGGCCCTCATCGCTTCCGCGCCTTCAACTGATAGGGATAATAATGTGGCGATGATTTGCTGGACAGCATTGTATATAGCTTATTGATATGGTTTTAAAGCAAGAAATGATTGGTTTTATGATAATAACTAATCTAGTTGTGTCTTATCGTTTCTCTAAAAGAAAAAAGAACTGCGAAGGTAGCCCGCTACGCGGCCGATGTCAAGGTCCGGCCCTTCGGGTTTGCTTCGAAAAAATCTTCCTTTTGGTCTCCGCTGCGCTACGACCAAAAGAGTATTTTTCCTCGCAAAACCTTGACATCGGCCACTCCGTGGGCTAAGACAGCAGCGCTTTTTTCTTTTTCTTTCTTTTTTTCGGTTTTTCTTTCAGTCCTCTTTTTTCGAAAAACGATAAGAGACTTTGATGGGTAGATACACTCGTTACATCAAATATCACTATCTTTGTACCTCGGAAGTCCCTATGAACCACCTATGTGGTGAAGATGTCCGCGGGACTCCAGCCTCCTCCCACGGTGTGGGCTACCGGTTTCAACCAACCTGTTTGCTTCATGCCTATTTATTATCCAAATACTCGTATATCAGACTGCTGGGGTTCGGCCGGAGAGGTCACGTTCTATCATAGGAACGGTGTCTGTTACTGGCGTGCCCGGGACCGCCATATTTTCAGCGGCACATCGGCGCAGGTGAAGGCTCTGGATGTCCACAGAAGGGCCCTGGAACAGTGGAGGAACATTCCGGACAACATCAAGGAGAAATGGAACGAGTTTGCTTCTGTGGTTGAACCGCACAGACCGCCTTTCGACGGGTCATCCCACATCACCGGCCACAATCTATTCGTATCTGCATATCACGGATTTGCGACTTTAGGGAATGAGCATATCCCCGAGCCACTACCGTTCGCAGAGTTTCCCAAGTTTGAGCTCAAAGTGATTGAGGCAAGGAGCGTGAATGGTAGCGTTGCTCTGCGTTGCCGTCTATGGTTGTCTGGCGCTGATGACTGCAACCGTTATCGAGTGCTTGGCAAGGTATTGTTCACAAATTCCGGTGCCGGGTGCAAGACCAGCAAACTGCGAAATTCCATGTCGGTTCCCACAAACGAACCAGGTATTATCGAGTTTGCGGTTCCAAGTGAAAGGACTGGAGAGTGCCAGCTTCACTTGCGTTATTTGCTGATTGACTCCACATCCGGTTACAGGACTTGCTACCATAAGTTGTCAAGACTTATAGCGATACTTTAATTATCGCTTGTAATCCATTGTTATATAGTCAATGAGCGCTATATTTCGTATATTTGTACTACATTGTTTGAACAAAAAATTTAACCTATTTCTACTATGAAAGCACTTCCATCAATTGCCTTCAGCGAGTTCCGCGGAACCGCTGGAGATGTGACTGCCAGAAGAACTGGCGGTCGTACCGTGCTTAATGGCAGAGCACAACACTCCCACATCAAATCGCCAAAGCAGTCTGTCAGACGGGCTTCGTTCGGGTACATCACCAAGCAGTTCAAGCAGCTGACAGCACAACAGCTGATTGCTTGGCAGAAGCTCGCGGAAAGTCATCGTGAGCATGCTCTTGTGGGAGCGGAAGGTGTTCCGCTCACCGCACACAATCTTTTCGTATGCCTCAATGCAAACCGTTCGCTTGTTGGCGTACCTCTTGCTATGGATGCACCTGAACAAATCCACGGTTCTGACGCCATAGCTTTCGATGACATCTGGATTACTCCTAAGAGGATTTTGATATCAGGGCTCAGGGATGCCGACAATCCGAATGCAAGACTTGTGGTCAAGATGTCACCCGGACAGGGACCAGGCATCTCAAAGGCATGGGATAAGACAGTAATAGTTGGCGACTTTGAGACTTCAGACTGGGGTGACCTGGACCTTCTTGGTGTTTACACGAAGAGTTTCGGAGTTGATGTGGTACCAGGCCAGAAGTACTTCATCGAGCTCTATTGGATTGACGAACTTTCTGGCTACGTCTCAGAGAAGACCTATGTTTGCTTTCCTGCAACTGATGGCGAGTCGGCTCATGGCCAGACATTCTCTCCACGGGCTCAGATTAAGTCCGACCAAGTTACCGGCGACAAATATTCTGAGGTAATATCGTGTGACTATGAACTTGCCACCGGGTCTAAGATATCAGTCAACGAGATTGCGACAAGACGTACTTCAGGGTATTCGGCAGGCGCAACCCTGAATGTTGATCCTTCTGTTGATTTGAAAAGGATCGGTTACGCAAGAACATACCAATGGGCCCGCGGATTCGAGGATAGTGACGTCAAGTTTGGCGTATTCTGCTGCGAGGTCTCCCCTGGAGTCCATGATAGAAAGCTCCAACTTTCCGGGCGAGGCGGTCTGTTCATGAACCATTTCATGACATTCGGAACCTATATGGCAACAACGTAGCAAACAATTTAAACCTAAACTACTATGATTACTTGTACCAAAAACAACTTCGGCTGTAGTCCAATCGAATTTCAGGACTACCAGAGCGAGCGTCTATGCGTACTCAATGGAAAGTTCCTCATTGACACCAAATCCGAGGAATACAAGGTGGCGGAACGCCTTGAGATCAATCTTCCGGAAGCCTTCGCGCTCAAGAAGAGTGCAGTATCAACCGCAGTTCTTATCAGTTCATCAGAGCGTAACCGTGGAACCGTACTTCGCTGCCGCATCGACAAAGGGGTCCTCTGCATTGAGAAACTCCCGTACTGGGATGAAGAAGGACCTATCACCATTATCGTGGCAGCAGCGTTCACTGTGCTTGGATGGCACGGACAATTCACTGACACTGAATACAAGGAAGCTACATTTGGTCACGGCATCTCGGCTTCCAGCAATCGTCTAGTAATTAAGGACGACTTCGTATATGCTTCGATTGTATTCTCTTCCTTCCCGTCTTCGAATAGCGGATATGGTCCGTTCTCAATCAAGATTAATGAAATGCCCGAGGACGTGGATGCTATTGTTCCAATTTGTCTCCAGTCTGGCAGTTATACTAAAGGTCAAGTCGGTTCTAGGCTTGGGCAAGCACGCATCCAGTGTGGCCATATAAGTATGAACCTGAATGAGGAAGATTCAAACATCGGCGGTCAAGGCTCATTCTTCATCTTCTTTGCTCCGCGTCATCAGTTCAAACCTCGTGTGCCTGGCGTAGGCAAGATAACTGTGGCTACTGATGATGTTACCTGTGGCAAGAAGACTTCAATGGAGTCGCTTATGCTTGGCATTGGAGATGAACTTGGACTCGGTCATCTTGAGTTGAAGTTCACGCAGTCTAATTCATACGAAGGAATCTCATTCTACCTCAAAGAGTACCCGAACTATGCAAAATATTCTATGGAGATGCCAGTTCTTTCTCGAGGTAGCAATTCTACCACGGGCTATATCGTTGCGCCACAGGTGGTTTCATTCTCTGAGTTTAACAAGTCCATTTCTCTTCACAACTTGGGACGCTCAACCACTAATGAGACAACCATTTTCGACACTTCAATAATTTCAGACATAGTTACCGTTTACTCTCTTTTTTAATTCTATCCACTATGATAACGTCTATCTCAACCAATTTCGGTGTGAATCAGATTGCCCTCAAGTGCTACGATTCTGCAAAGATTGTAGTACTTCAAGGCTCGTTCATCATCGACACCAATAATGAAGATTACAAGAATTCAGAGCAACTTGAAATTGAGTTCCCTTCAATCTTCAGCATTAGGAACAGCAAACCAACCTCAGCCTTTATCGTCTGCCATAAGGACGATCTGCGGTGCGGGACCATTATCAAGGCACAGATTCAAGACAACAAGCTAATTATTGAAAAACTGCCAATTTACGACGGGCAAGGTACCGTCAAGATTATTCTTGCAAACGGCTTCGTGAGTAACGCCAACGAATCACAACTTTCGCCAGTTTCGAGCAGTAAAATCACCATGTCCGCTAAAGATTATAACTACTCGGCATCTATAGCGGATTATGCAGACTGTATTCAGGATGAATGGGGAATGCTATATGTTCTGATGTCCAGCTGGGGCTATGCACCTGGTGTAGAAAACGAATATAACATCACAGGATTGCCTTCCGACCTTTGTATCGATGTACCCGTATTCACTATAGATTACCATAGAGAACTTGAAGGTTCCGAATGCATCGTAGCACATATCGAAAACGGAACAATCACATTCACCGGCAACGGTCAGGAGAACCAGAAAAAGAAGTATCTCAACCGAGCCTTTATGAAGTTCTTCTTTGTCAGTGATGCTTCAAAAGCAAGTGAATAATAGCCGGAGACTCATCATCCTCCAAACGCGCAGCGGCCACTCAACCGAGTGACCGCTGCGTGGTTTTTATCATTGACTTATTTGTCTTTATCCTCGCTATCTCCGGAAAAGTCAAGCTGAGGTTGCTGTTTCTCAAGAAAGCGCTTCATATTGAGGTTGGTGACAACCTTTTTGCCTGTTTGCTGTTCGAAGGCTTCACGAGCCACACGAGCTACCGTTCCACCTCGTGATGCGGCTTGAGCATGTTCGCTCATTGTAATGGGATGCTCCTCCTTGGTAATATTCGTTGTGGTAAGTTCGGCCAACATGTTCATTACGAGCTCTTCATTGGTCATGTTGTCGCGAAGGTTTTCTTTACGGAGGCCTTTCAACTGCTTATATTTTTTAGCTGTGAGCCCTGCCCATGACTGGTAGATAATGTCAGTAAGTGTTGCATAACCAGTACCCTCATCTACCCCATGGGCCTTCCATTGATCAGTGAGGTCCTTGCGTATTTCTATGCTCTTTAGACGCTGGTTAATCCAGTTGTCAGAATAGCCTAGGCGTTTGAAGTCTGAGAGAGATTGTTGAATGCCTAATTCAGGGTCTTGCATCTGATGAAGACGGTCTGCTCCAACCTGGGCAAGCCAACGTTTGAATGGTTCTGCTTTGGGTGAAGGGATAGATTGGATAATGCGAAGAACGCCACCCAAAGACGCGCAATTTGCCTGATGCCGTTTCCCATCTGAAGATAGGAATTGGTGAGGGGTACAAATTGTACCCCACACGGAATTGAGCCCAGGATCGCGTTGACGCATCCTCTTGATATACTGTTTGGGGTCGTTGCTGTCTGTTAGAGCCTCCACGACATCAATGATACAGAAAAAATATAGTTCCTTATCATCATCCCAGTATGTTCGTATCTGTTTGTCGGCAAACAGTTGTATTTCCTGTGGCATATTATCATCTAAAAATTGTTTAGTACAAATTTAAGAAATATTCTCAACCCCGACAACTTGCAATTTGGTTCTATTGTTCGATATGTATGACGTATTTACCTAAAGCTATACTTTATATTAACGTACTTATTCATATATTATACAATATATTGAAAATGTTTGTATATTTGTAATATGATAGCTTTGACTACAATAACAAACCTTACTTCAACCTAAACTTTAACTACTATGAAGTACATTCCTTCAATTGCCTTCGAGGAGATGTCAGGCTCCGCAAAAGGTGTGACTGCAGCCAAGGTGCGCGGTCGCAAGTACATCCGCAACCGCGGATACGGAGGTTCAACCAGAACCGAGTTCCAGTCTTCAGTAAAGGGGATATTCAAGCAGCTCTCAACTTCTTGGAAAGCCCTCAGCAATGCTCAAATTCTAGCATGGAACAAACTAGCAGGCACGCAGGCTGGTCATTCAGTTTTAGGCTCAAGCAGCAAGATCAGTGGCGCCAACCTCTTCATGAGGCTCAACTACTGGATTGTTTACTGCGGTGGAGAGATCCTTCAGGCTCCTCCAACACTTGTAGGCGTGGAGGCTCCATCCGAAGCAGTCATTACCCTCACCGCAGAAAAGTTCACTTTCGCGCTTGAACAGGCTCCTGCCGCAGCAGCAGACCTTCGACTGGTCATCCAAGCATCAGCACCTCAGAGTAACGGTATCACCCGTGCCTACAGCAAGGCGGCTACCATTGGCGGAGCACGTGCGTGCAACGCTGAAGAAATCAACCTCAAGGTCGATTACGAGGATAAAAATGGCACTCCTTCCGCCGCTGCTCCTAAGGTATTCATGAAGTATTTCCTCGTGAACACCAAGACCGGAGAGAAATCAGGCGAAATGATGGCAATTGCGAAACTCTAATAAGGGGTCACAAAGCACTCTTAACCTAAATCTAGCCTATGAATCGGCCCCATCCTGCAGCGATGCACGATGGGGCTTTTTAGCATAAAAGACATAAACCATGACAGCAGATTCAATCATCCAACTCATTACAGTACTGCTCGGTAGCGGAGGACTGATTACCATATTCCTTGTCAGCGAAAAGAAAACTGCAGCCATGCTAGAAAACATGGCCAAAGCCAACGAGGAATGGAGAAAAATTATCGATCGGCAGACCGAGGAGAACAAGACTCTCCGCAGCGAGTACACAAATCTCCAAGAGAAATACCATAAACAGTTTGACATCAACACGGCACTCCATCAAGAGATTGACACAAAGAACACAAAAATAGCGGTCCTATCGCTTCTGCGATGTAAAAAGCTCCGTTGCATTGAACGCGAACCTCCCTACGGATCCGGCGTTGTTGACTTGTCAGACAACGACACATCTAAAACCAAAGAACAATGAAAGGATATATTACCAAGAACTTCCAATGGGAAGAGTTCGAGATAAGCGACAAGGCCGCTGAACTTGAAATTGACAACACTATCCCAGATGACACGGTCGCAGAGAACATCCGTGCGCTCGTATTCGAGATTCTTCAGCCACTCAGAGATGCCTGTGGACATCCGTTAAGGATAAACTCGGGTTACCGCTCAAAAGATCTCAATAAGGCAGTAAAAGGCGCAGCGAACTCGCAACATACCCGGGGCGAAGCCGCAGATATCCACGAAGACAACCCGTTCACGCTTGCTTGGCTCGTTCTTCACATCGGACTCCCCTTTGACCAACTGATACTGTACGACACGTTCATCCACCTGTCACACAAGAAATACGGTCCACAACGAGGACAGATTCTTTACAATCAATCCTACACATCCAAATTCAAAGAAAGACTATGACACAGGACAACCTTTCCAGAATACTACTCAGAACAGCGGTGGCTATCTTCCTGATAGCCGCCGCTATCCGCATCTGCACCTACAGTTGCACATCATGCAATGGCGACACATCAATCGAATACCAAGCTGATACAATCCGGATACGCGACACTATCCGCATTCCCCACCCAGTATCAGTCACATCAAGAACAATCGACACGATGACAGTTCTTGTCCACGCAACAGACACTATCTGGCTCCACGACACGCTCTACATTAGCCTGCCAATGGAACAACGGACTTACGCCGACTCCACCTACACAGCCTGGATATCCGGCTACCGTCCCAAACTTGACAGCATTCTGATCTACCCACAAACCACCACCATCACGAAAACAATGACCATAACCCACAACTCAAAGCAACCTCGCTTCTCTATAGGCCTACAAGCCGGCTACGGCGCAACTATCAGCAACAATCAGTTGAAGCCAGCGCCATACGTAGGAATTGGGATAAGTTGGAATTTGATACAATTTTAAGGTAAAAGAATGTCCTGCGCGTCATCTTCATAACGTCTGAGCATTTCCCCATCCCAGATAATATAGTATATTTGCAGCGTGGGGTCAGTAGCTTGACTTCATTTGTTAACACCTGGGCGTTCTTCGTTTCGTACGGAGGACGCCCTTTTCCGTGGTCAATTATAAGAAATGGAGCCTTTGATAAAATCTATTGAAGATTCTATCGAATTTTGTCCACGATGAAAATTTGGTGGACAATCGGTGGACAATAATGATAACTAATTTCTTGTAAATCTCTGATTTGCAGAAGAATAACATATTCATCTAATTCCTGCATCGGGAAGTAGAGGTTTGGGGATGGTTCGCCTTGGAGAGCGCCATGAAATTATTCCGGACGATACCCGTTAAATTTTCAGTTGAGCAAAATCACCTTCCACGCCCATATGCCTCTGATTGCGCTGGAATGAGGGTTGGCGTGGAAGGTGCGGAGAAAAGTCTGCACCTTCCACGCTTGCAGACAGGCAGCACAATGATGAGATGATGGAACTCGCACGCCAGATAAGGACGAAAAGAATGATTGACATCAGTTCCGCATATTATGGAATCACAAAAAAGGCGGCCTTGATCAAAGGAGATTTCCTGCAATACTTCGAAGAGCGATGCATGATTAACAACAGCAAATACCATGGTGTGCTCAAACACTTTTATGAATTCTGCAACGGATACTGCACGTTCGAGCAACTGTCGGCAACGATGTGCGAGCAGTTCAGGCATTACCTGCTGCATGCCGCACTGAGCAGAACCACAGGCAAGCCGCTCCGGAGGACTACGGCCGTGGCATATTATGACATCTTCCTGTATATCCTGAAGATTGCTTACAACGACAATGCAATCAGCAGCAACCTTGCCGAATGTGTTTCAGGAATCAGGGCGGAAGGTACAATAAACACACCTATGCCACCATCCTTCACGAGAATGGCAACAGCCTGCACACTATCCAGAATCTGATGATTCATCTGCATCCGGGAACGACTGCGCAATACATCTGCAATTCCGATGCACCGGCCAGAAAGGCGGCGGACAGTCTGCATCTCAAACCGTCCAGATTAAAGAGGCTGCTATCCATAGTCAGAAAATTCTTCAAGTAAAACAGGATTATTCCAATCAGCCGGGAGCGTGGTTACATATGGATGGAATGCTCGCTTCTGACTCTGTCAAAATCCATTTTCGTCGGTTTTTCGTAAAAAATGCAGTACCTATGAATTATTTCTTTATATTGCATAGGTATATTTGACAAAGTTTGAGAGATATTCTCTCAAAACAAAAATTCGTTAGTTTTTAATTCTACGAAAAATGGACGAAAAGCAAAAACGGCAAAGACAGATGGTCAATGCCGCTACTGTTGAGAAGTGCAAGAATCTCAAGTTCCTCGGATACTTCCTGAATGCGACGGGAGCGACTCTGGAGCTAGTGCCGGAGGTGAGGGAAGTAAGATAGTCAGTATGATGCCGTGTTTTACCGTAATATCCCCTGAGGATATCGAAAGTGATAGGCTCTGGTTCCTATAAAAGTTTAGCCCCGGCAATCGCCTGGGCTAATCCTGTTTTAGGACGAATTATCGCCGTAATAATGTCTTTATAGGATTTGATACTCCTGAATTATAACACAACTCTATGTCCATCGAACTTATATTAAACACATAAAGTTCTTTGTCATGGGCAACAATAGCGCACATCTGATCTTCATCCACAAAAGAATAGATGTCGCTTCCGAACCACATTCTTTTATCACCTCGTTTCCCCGCACGATATAAGGAAGAGTTACAAAGAACATCTTCTTGGAAGGAAATTATGTGAGTTGGTATTAAGACTTTCTCGCCAGGCTTTTGGGAATCAAAATCATGAATACCCATATCCTTTAGATATGTCTTAATTGGTTTGCTTGCGTCGAAAATACCATGATCAAGGATATTTGCCGTCAAACAAACTGTTGTGTATTCTATTTCGTGTGAATTAAGAAAGTCAACATTAAGGCTTTCAAGATCGGTAAGTTCCCTCATTCTGTTAATTGATTTTGCTTAAAATTTCATTTGCAATAGCTCTGGCCATAAGTGGTGGTACCGCATTGCCAACTAATGTGTATTGTGGGATGTCAACCTTTCTCAAGTCGCCGCCTGTGGTGCGCTTGCCCTGAAACACAAAGGAATCGTCAAATGATTGGAGTCTGGCCATTTCTCTAACGGTTAAGGCGCGAGGTCTAGAATAATGTATAAAGTCATCCGGCATAGTAACTACAGTTGGAGATTGCCCATCTTTATCAAGTAGCGAATAATTTTGCTTATCGGAGGCCAGTTTTAATTCTTCAAGCCTTTTCTTACACTCATCAGTATATCCTCCAAATTCAATTATTATCGAAAGGCGATTACGAACTCTTTCACTTTGATCACTTGTCTGATGATTATACAGATGTGCATCATGTATCGCTTGCCCTGTTCCAATTTGGTCTTCACTCTTTACATAAAATGATGGACCTACATCAAATCTATGCGAGAGCCTTCCATTTCGAGACCACTCTTCGTATGTCTTGCCCTCTCCGTGTTTGGAAATGGAACCTTCAACACTCCTGACCTTCAGTCTTTGTGCATCTTCCTCGCTTCGTTCAACCTTATCGTACTCATACCTTGTTTCTCCATTGTTTATGAAATCCAAGTCCGAGATTGCCTCATAGACAGTAACTTTTTCTGCATTTGTAACGGTAGCAGGAATATCTGTTATCATTTGCTGGTCTTTTCTGCAGCCAATAAACAATACACGATCTCTGCTTTGTGGTACACCATAGTTCGAAGAATTAACCTTAATGTAGTTGTCTATCTTGTAAAGTCTTAGATTCTCCACTAACTCTTCAAACTGTTCTACACTATTGTCTTTCTCTGCATATCTATAGATGATTGTAAAACACTCGTCCATTGTGAGAGAGTACATACTGATCATCGCTTTAAGCTCATCAACCTCAGTTCTATGCTCGGAGAATACAGTTTGCTGGTCAAGGGCAGTAAGTATCGTTTCAATGATAGTATCATCATCCAAAAATGAGACAAACTCATTCATGGGAGCAAAAAATGCATCTTTATTAAACCCTGCCGCAGTTTTCTCGTCCATCACAAGCTTGAGTATTTTGTCCCTCTGCTCTTTGTGCTTAAGAAAATTGAGTCCATGTCTCACAGTATTAATATCCTTATCAGACTTGCTTGTCTTTAATCGCATTTGTTTAGTAATACTCTTGAATTGAGCATCAATCTCCGCAAAATACTTTTTCTCGAACTGAGAGCAGTCCGACCCGCTTAGCTCCATACCAATTTTACTCATAATGCAGCTTCGCACAAACGGCGATGCTACCTTATCCAAAAGAATGGAAACATACTGAAGCATATTCGGAACTTCTGAATCGTCAATGATCGATCGTATTTCATTCAATACTTCATCTTTAAATCGGCCTTCATCCTTCGTGAGGATTCCGGCTACGTTCTCCATGACAAAGTATTTGGGGCGCAATCTTCGAATGACTTTGAGATAGTGAAGAAATAGGTTATCTCTTTTGTCAAACTTCTTTCTACTTCCAGCCAAGCTAAACGATTGACAGCTTGGGCCACCTGTAACAACGTCAATTTCTCGATCGCCAATCTTTTCTTCCAGATTATCGAGGAAATTATCAGCCATGATATCTGCTGTTAGAAACTTTGTGTCGAGGTTTAGTTGCTCGTTATATCTCACCCTGTGGGTTAATTCACAATTGGGATTAATATCACTTGCGGCAACAAAATCAAAATACTTATTGTGATTACATGCCTGCAAAAAGCCTTCGCTAATACCACCAGCGCCAGCAAACAAATCAACGAAAGTGATTGCTTCCTTACCTCTTTTGAAATCGTCTCTTTCCCCCATATCTATTTTCTCTTCTTTTTATGGTTACGTTTCTTTGATTTAGCCTTACTTTTGGCTGGGGCGGCTGACGGGGAGGATTCTACGCCAGATGCAGCTGCGTCAGCGGCCGCTTTGTCTCGGAGTTTCTTCTCTTTCTTTCTGTCCCCAACGCTCTTGATGTACTCTCTGTTATCATTCAGGAAGTTGTAAACATCTTCTTTTGACAGGGAACTTAATTCAATAACACCACCGAGCTTATTAATGAGCTGAATGCATTTATCTGTCCTGTACTCAAAATACTTCTCAAATACAGTGTCGCCACCTTCCTCTTTCTTTTTCAGTTCATCCATATAGAAATCAAGCATGCCTTGAACGATGGGAGGATTACTGATCACATAAGTAGCAGCAGCAATACCTCTATCCCTTAATTTCTGGATTGAGAAAATGAACTCTGTATACTTATAGTCGAGCGTCTGATCTTCGTTCTCAATAACGGTACACTTGACAGACCAGAATAGCCCTTCCAGCCAATTTCTTATACGTCCTTGACCGTAAAACCAGTGTTCCTGAATATAAGAAGCAGGACAATCAGACTGTGATATTTTGGGCCATCTCTTCCTCATATAATCCTTAAGAACTACATGAGAGAGGTACTGCCAGAAATGGCCTTGAGCTGCCTGAAGCGGTGACAGCTGGTCCTTGTACGCTTCATACAAGATTTTTGCAGCATGGAAATCATCAGTAGCCCTATTCGTATCAGCATAGTTCATCATCTCTGACAAATCAGGCTGCTCGAAATCCAGTTCCCTAACTTCACCATTTGATTCTGTCTCCCAATCAAAGCCAGCATCATTATATTTTGCTAGATTCGAGGCAACATTTGCCTCAAGAAACTCACTGTATTTTGGTGTAAAAATTTTCTGCCTCATACATCTAACTTATTTGATCTATGATTTTCTGTGCATCGTCTATTGCATTCAACTGTGGATTGTCAAGTAGATTTTCCACAATTGTATAGATATCCTTAAGGTCTAATTCAAGGGACTCGTCATCATTGTTAATAACACCATTCTCTTGACACTCTTTCACATACTGCTTGAGGTAAAATACCCAGTCTTTGGTTTCATCGACTTCCTCGCGAAGGCTATATATACCCTCAACCAGAGCATTAAATACCAATGATGACTCAATTACTCCAGGACACAGATCTTCGACATTATTATACCTCTGCGCATATCCTTGAGGAATCTTGATAATAATCCTCTTCATATTGAGAACATTCTCAACCCTGCTTACATCAGTTGGCATAATTCTAACAATCTTACTAAGGTCGGAGGTGTTATTCCTCTGCTGAAGAGGAATTGCGAACTCGTCAAGATATGCAACGACCGCACCTTTAGGATAGTCAACTGATCCTTCGTATATTTCATCAACTTCGAGGTAATCGCACCCACTAATATCAGTTGTTGCAACTACCACCACCTTGATGGACACTCGATTAAACACCTTATCATACGGTATGCAAATCACAAATTGTCCCGTCTGGAACTCTTCATGCTTCAAATAATAAGTCTGAGGACATTCAACAATATACTTGTACTCAGCCTTACCTTCATCGATAAGACGATCAACGCCACTGTTATGAGCTAATACCTCATATTTCACATCAAGGGTATTGGTCTCGTTATTTGAAACCAGTTCTCTTTTTCCAGGTACAGGTCTATCACCGATAAATGAATCGTGGATACCCCATATTGGATACGGATATGTTGCGGACTCTCTAATTTCCATATGCCTCAATTATCAGTGAGTAATTCTTAATACTTTCTACAGGGGTAAATTTAATAACATTGTTCTGTCCCTGCTTGAGATCGAAGCCGGTGATTTCGTTGTTATTATCTCCCACAATCCTACATCCTTCTGAGACTCGTTTCAGCTCCAAAGGCATTTTGCCGGATACTCCTTGCACATTTAATGCTATACGGCAACCCTCATAGTCCTGAGGAACCTTTATTACGAGTTTGCAAGCAAATTCTCCATCGTGTAACGGAACTAAAAACCTACTACTGCCATCAAGTTTTATTGCTTTCATGTGTTTGCCTTTTGGTGTATCTTTAGACTCGGTTCCTTCAACTTCACCCTCACCTTCTACAGCAGGAATCGTTGGAGGTGTTGGTGTAGGTGGTTCAGGGTTCGGTCCCGGTTCTGGATCTGGTCCTGATTTAGGCTCACCCCCTGATTCGGCGGGAGGGATAGGTGTAGTAGGCGTTCCTTTTGCCTTTTTCTTCTTTTTGCCACCTTTCTTGGTCTCGAGAATGGTAATAGGTGTCTCTCCAGTCTTTGTGTTTTTTACGCCTTCCGTAACATTTGTTGTAGGCCATATATTATCTTCTTCGGTATCCGATGTTCTATTTGAGGTAGATCCCAAACGATGCCTCTTCAGCGATGCGATAATTCTCTCCTTGTCTTTTTCTTCAGGGAAAACCTTTGCCTCACATGCTGCAACGAATGCCTTTATCGAATCCAGAGTTTTCTTTGCGGTATCCTTCTCTATTTTATTAATATCTCTAAGTTCTGCAAGATCCCACTTATCGTGGGTAACATTCTCGGTCTTTCTCAGATATTTGCTTCCTACTCCATCACAGACGCAAATTGCATAGTATCCCTTATTATTGCGTCCCCTTTTTACCTCAATGACCATTGCGTTATCTCTCATGTAGACTACGCTGTCTCTTGATCCTGCTTCTTTAATGGAATCACTCTTCCACATTATTAAACGAGCCTTGCCAAGAAGCGGAAATTGCCCAGGAAAATCAGTTTCAGCCTCCAAGGTAATATGATCGTCATCCTCACCGTTTTTTGCCAGAACCTCAGCATAGTAAGGCCTCGGATTAAACTCTAACCATGGCGTATTGGTTCGTTTTGAATCATACTCACCGTACTCCCCATCAGGATAAAGCTCAATGAGCTTGTCATACAGGTTGTTTTTGTCAATATGGTCTCCCTCGACAGTAACGGTAAGCTGCCCCTCTGCAATTGCCTTAAAGAAACTGCGAAGTATCTCACGCTTCATGGTGATGATATCGTCCTCGTTTTTCTCTATTCCGAGAACATATGCATCCGTACCTGGCTTTTCTCTCATGAATGCTTCTGGGATTTCATTGTCGAAGTATAATCAGCAAAACCAAAAGTGCTCGAATTCAAAACGAAATGCGATTTGAGACCTAAAAACGAAATGTAGGTAATTATTTACACGCACATATAATTTAACAGCATTCAAAAACCTTTCAAATGGCATTTGAATGCTGTTTCGTAATATAGAGTGGTCGAACTATACGTTCAACTCGAATTTCACTTCTTCTCCGGCAAGCAGTTTTCTTGTTCCTTCGATGTTATTATCGTATATGTGGACATTCCCTAAGAACAAAGTGATAGACTTTAACGGCAGATCAATCTGTCTTGATATAAGATAGAGATGATATATGTCTGCCGGAAGTCCCAGGCTTGCATCAGAACTCCTCTGATATGCTGATAATACTAGTTCCCCCTGTTCTATCTGGAACTGAATAAGGCTGAGGCAGGGGGCTTGGTTGCTCTCAGCATCAGTTGAACCAAGGAATAGGACGTAATTCTTACTGTTTCGCTGTTCTTTATTGATTTTTGCAATCAATCCCGGGAGCTTCTCGAAATAAGTTGGATACGAGTTCACCAATATCGTTCCACAATAGTCCCACCAATTGATACCGGCTTTCCGATACCTTTCTGTTAACCGTTCACCGGATGTAAAGAGTTCAAGTTCCTTTTTCAGCTTCCTTCTGGCAATATCCTTGCCCTCGAAAATATCCAGCAGATCTGCAGGGGTGAGTGTCAATGTGACATTGAGCAGATATGTTATTTTGCCCTTTTTATTACTTTGCTTCTTACCTTCTTGAAGAATTAATTCAAGCAATCTATAATACTTATTTGTCATCATGCAGCTGTCTTGTATATCATGGTATCTGTATATGTAGAGTTGTAATTCAGGCATGCTCCTATATCAATACGCTTTGCCTCGGTAAAAGGGTTGCCAAGGTCAGGGTGTTTCCCCATCCATTCACACAACTCCACTATACCTGACTTGTCAGATGTAAAATATACAAATCTATGCCCCACCAACACTGTAAGTACATCAAGGTAGTCGGAGAGTTTCCAAAACATTCTATATGATCCAACATCAGTAGACAGATACGGCGGATCGACAAGGAAGAGCACTGCAGGAATATCTTTATAATCATCGAATAATGCCTTATAATCCTGATGTACGACATCAATGCCGTCAAGATACCCGGAAGCATCATAGTCGCTTTTACGGACCTTAGAGTAGAAAGTTTCACGCTTCAAATCCTCATAGCAGGTAGCATACTTGGAGGAGAAAAGCAGGGATGACGATATTGTCAAATAGTCAACATAGCCCCTTGCTTCCTGTTCAGACTTAATCAATGCCAGAATCTTCTCTTTAATAGATTCCGATATAACCTTATGCTTAGGGATAGAGGCCGTTATCTCCCTTATTCTTGCTATTATTGCATTAGTCCATGGTATATTGGACAGGCGTTCAGTATAATCGTCGTAATCGTTGTATATTACTCTTGCATTTGGCTTTATACGCTTCGCAATATGGGACAACAAGCCGGAACCTCCGAACAGGTCAACTATTGTAATGTCATCCGGGTATTGCTCTAATACCTTCTTGAATTCGCCGGCAAACCGGCGTTTTTGGCCCATAAACGGGAGCGGGGCACTTGTATATATCTTCTTTTGCATGTCTTTTGATTTAATGTTGTAAAGTTACAATCAAACAATGACAAGCCGAAGGAATATGGGCAATCTAAACTGCATCAGGACGGCATTCAGAGCCAAACTTTCTGACTATCTTGTATATCTTTCTTTCGGAGATGTCGTATTTTTCGGATAATGCAGCCACGATATATGTAACCTTTTCTCCATTATTTTTCAGTCGCTCAAACTCTTGGAATAATTTTATGTGTTGGCAATCATCGGCATTAATGCCGAAATTGTGCAGTCTTTCTATCAGCTCACGATTAATGAGCAAAATGTCTATTGTTCTCATAATTTATTGTAAATTTGTCTCTCTCTCACAAATAAATACAGCACCACCCCGCTTAAAGGCTTAGCCTCCGGAATGCGGTGTAGTGCTGTATTGTTGTATATTTGTGAGAGGATATATTACAATTTCGGGGGCTTTTTATTTTGCCCCTATTTCTTAGTGAGGTGGTTTCAATCCCCCTAACTCATTCGCCCATCTTTCAGTAAAAAACGAGTAATAATCGCCTTTTCCGGGTTTCCACCACGCAGCGTGCAAAAGTGATGGAACACCAATTACAGGCAAGTAGAACCATCCAAGGATTTTGGATTGTCTGCAGTGCCCATACTCATGCTTTGCACTGAACTCGTCAGCAGTATTTAGAATTATGGTATTTCCTAAGGAGATGCCACCAGGGAAAGACCTCAAATAAAATACTACTATATTACCAACTTTAATACATCTTTCACCCCTTAAAATTAGCCTAAGGAGCAGTCCCAATAAGTTCTGCGGCAACTGCCAAATGTACAATATAAGTCTGTTCATGTTACGATCTGGTTAATGAGATATTTACTGTAGACTGGTCTTTGCGACCGCTCAGTTCCAACCTTGCATAGCCCCGACAGACGATGACAACTCTGAAGAAGTTCCGCTCGGGACCACTGGCCTCAAGTATGATAGGAATTCTATAGTAGTTGTACCCCGGGCTATATGAACTCTTGTTGAAGTTATGCAATGTAGCATTCATAATTTCTCCTGAGATTATCCTTTCCACGAGTTCGGAGAATGTAATACCGAATATAGCTTTCATTCCAACTTCCGGGAGCGAGGAATTGTACGGCAGTGCAAGTGCTCCGCACTCCACTGTAATGTTTCGCGAGTAGCCCTTTATCTTGCCCCATAGTCCGGATATCAGTTCATTCAGGGAGTGCCAGTATATACTTTTGTCAGTCATCGTTCTACTGCAGGGAGTTAAGCAAGTTTGTAATGTCATCAGAATTTACAGGTTCTGGAGGAACAGGAATCTCAGACTTAAGGACGAGAGTATCTGAGGTTTCAGCCAAAGGCATAGTCGTTATCCTGTTACCTGCTTTGAAATTAAGTCCCCCTGTACCTACCGATATGTCGTATCTTCCAGTAGAGCCTATTGATAGGCTAGAAGCAGAAAAAGGTTGGGTAGCATCTCCATTTTTTTTAGCATAGATATCCTTAGCCCCTTCAAGAGTAAGGTATTTCTTATCTGCGGCCGTTTCTTTCAGATACCCTGTCAGATCCAACTTCTGTTCTCCCAACTTCTCCCATTTGTCCGTAGATCCATCAGCGATGCGAATATACTCCGTAAAAAGGTTTTCCGTCTGTGAAGACGTCTGCTTAAGAAGATAAATTGTTGTCTTTGAAATTCCTGTTGTAGGCAATTGAGAAACTACTTTTATTTCAAACTTCGGTATAGCTGAAATGAGGGCATTTATCTCAGTTTTTGAGAGTGTCTCCGATTTTTTGTAATAATTTGTCAGAGCAGCTTCTGTCTTAGTAATAAATCCCTTGTCGTTCGCAAGTTGCGACAGCTTAATCGGTACGCTGATGTTTACCGACTTGTCAGTTCCAATTGTCTGAGCCGCGCCATTAACTTTCACAATCTCAATTTTATTAGTGAAATTAGCCTTAATTTTTGCCCACAAGCGATTAATCAATAGGGATAACAAATCCCATGTAATTCTTTTTTCTGCCATGTTATTTAATTTAAGTTATTCAACAAATTTTCTATATCCATTCTGTTTACAAAACTGGAATCAAACAGTTCTAGAGTATCAGTAAGAATGCCCCCTAATCGCTCAGGAGTGATTGCTTCATTAGCTGTCTCTTGCTTAAGTGATTCCGCTTTCTGTCTGATTTCATCAACGGTCATAATTTTAAATTCTTAAAAAACATTCTCCCTGAATTTTAGTGCATTCAATAGGTTCGACCGGGGCTATACATATATGTACTTTTCCAGGGCTCTCGGAGCGGGTTATTTCAGCAGTACATAGTATATTCTCATAGGTCTTAACCTCTGATTTTTTCTTCACGACTGAAAGCATAAGTACCCTTGTTCCTTTTTCAAAAACATTGAACAGTCCTGCAGCTTCTTCAATACTTCTAAATTCGAAATCGGAATCTATAAACTTACTCACTTTATCATCCCTTACCGCAAGTATTCTTACACTGAACAAAAGATATAATGCACCGGAAATTGATTTGATTTCAACAGATCCGATACCTGCAGATGCTCCTGAGACACAAAAAACCGGATTCCTGTCATCCACCAAAGCAACCTCCTTAAAAGGGGGCAATTCTTTTGTTACTTTTTCTGTCAGTAAATCTTCAAACCTTCGAAGTGAACGAATGGATATGTCGTAATTAAAGGTAGTGACAACAGCCTTTCTGGTTTGCCAGCATTCAACCATCTCCCCGGATTTTAGGGGGCGTCGGCCTGAATGGTCATAGCCTATTTCAATTTTGAGCCCAACGGGAGACTGCATCGGGCCGGTATTCGGATCATAATTCAGGCTGCCTGCCTGTAAAGCATATAATTCGCCATTTATGACTACGACTCCATCGCTCCAGGAGTATTTTATCTTATTGTCAGCGTAAGAGCTATTGATATTGAATCCTGAAAGTATAAATGACTTTTCTCCAAGTCCTAACCCGGATACAATTTTGGCAATTGTGTCTCTGAAGACTTCGCTCATAAAGTCTATGTCGCCTAAGAAAAAAGGCAAAAGCCCCTCATGTGTTAAAAATCTATTCATAATTAGTATGTTTTTACAATAAATTCAGTTCCTGCATATTTGTAATGATCTGCCCATTTTTTTACGATGGCAATATTTGAGTCCGATGCACTCGCTATAGGAATATATATAATGAAGCGTCCTACAAGTGGTACAGGTCTTTTAGATGATATATAAAGTTTATCATCGTCTGATGAACTACCGATATAGTTTCGTTCGTTTATTTCCTCCTTGTACGACAAGTATAACCTGTCATTGTCAGTCAAGTCTTTTATATATACGGAGCCGTCACGCAGGTGTAAAAGCCGGCACAGCACCCGCTCCAAATACATTGTATGGGCATTGAATGACAGAGTGCCGTCAGTCTTTTTACGGAGCTCTTCAAATCTCTCATAAATCACCTGCAAGGGTGAGACTAAGGCTTTAAGCAGAGAATATAAAAGCCCTTTTCGCAGAATCGGTGGCAGGATCATCAAAACCCATTTATTCAAATCAAATCGATAGAACATAGTCGATACCTCCTTTTATATCCATAACTTCGAAAGAGCCGCCCTTGGATGTGTAGTTATTGCCTTTCACAACTATCTGAACCTCCTCTGCAGGTAGTACCTTCACTTCTTCTAAAACGACATCGACTATACCTTCTGCGGTCTGTATCTTATCGACGAGTGCAGTCTTGTTAAACGTACCTCCGTACACGATACCGGCAAGGTATTTCTTAATAGCATCTTCGACAGGATAAACAGAACTGTCAGTAATCAGGGAACCGTCATTGTTCAAAACAAGAGGATTATATTGAACGCTCATCTTGAGTGTGATTTTGTCAGACTCATAAGAATACACATCAAGGATTACACCTGCGGGCTTTCTTCTATTTAAATAGTGTTTGAAAGACGTTAAAACATCATCTGAAAGTTTTTCAGGAGTACCCTTTACAGAAGCAGCAGAAGCAAGCACCCTGACACCGCCACCCATGTCGCGACATGATACGAACTTCACTTTCTGTTTGCTTTCGTCAACAGCAACATACTCATATTGAGAAGTCTTCTCATTCCATACCAGATCGTCTCCATACTGGAACTCTCTTGATATTTTATGATACCAAGGTAAGGAAGCAAGCACAGCAGTTGAGATCTTTTCTTCTACATCTTTTTTGTGAGTATCAAACAAAGCTTCAACAACGTACATTGCACTAGCAACAACATAGAAGAGAATGCTTTCAATGCTGACTTTGCTGAACGTCTCCTCAAAGGTAGCGTTCCCGATTAAGCCGTATCTTTCTCTGACTGTCTTATCCGCCATGTATGCAGCAGTCATCTGTTTTTTTATTTCATCAATAGTTCTCATAATTTATGCAAATACATTGTTAAACTCATTTGTAAAAATCCTCAAAGCAATTCCGTCAACGCTTCCGACTACAGTTGCCGGTGAAATATTATTCACATATACATAGCGCTGCATATATCTGTTTAAGACAATTTCAGGGCATTTTAAGACCACACCTGGCTTGATGTCGTCCGTAACTGACAGCCCATTTTCTGCCGCTATAATTACTACGGCACGAAGGTCACCGTATTCTTGTATGGCGATATCCGCAAGTGTTTGACGTGCTTTGACTATAACGTTCATTTTCTTTCCTATTTTAGTGTTTAAAACATTTTCGTAATATCACGAAAATGTTCCATAGTCCTTTCCTTTTGCTATACAGAATAAAAAGGATGGAAAAAGCGCCTGTTGCAGCTAAAATCTTGATCCATTCCGGCACTCCGGTTCTCTCTTTTGTTTTGATTTTCTGTTTCTGGTATTGCTCTGTATCTGTAGTTTCGTTTTGCTTACAGGTGCTGTCTTTTACCTCTTTTCGTTGTTCTGTAATAGATTCTGAACGTTCAGAGCTCTTCGACTTAGGATTTGCAATTTTAGTCGTAACACGACGCTGGAGATACTGTTGCCCTGCGCTATCAGGTTTAGAAAATTCCTCTTGTACTATCTCTATCTCACGTGCAGATATTTCCTCATCTTTCTCAAAAGACGCAACTATCGAAGAACTGTCTTTGACTACTTTTGTAGCAACAGAATCCTCTTTGCTTTGAGTAGATCTACTCTCAGTCACTTGCGACATAACAGAAGATTTCTGTACACCGCAAGCGACAAAAAGCATCAACAAAACAAAAACATAAATTATGTGAAACGTATTTTTCATTTGAATTCAATTTCATTTAGTCTGTTCAGCCACCCTTTGAGGAATTTTTCCTGTGCAGGATTCCTCCGGACAATTGCATTATAAAACCTACTTCTTTCTTCTTTTATCGAATTAAATAAAGACTGCGGGTTTGCATCATTTATAGCAGATAAGGTGCGAGGACCGATATGACCGTCACATTCAACTTTCAGCATTCTTTGAATGCATCTGATAGCCGTTCCAGCACCGCTGTTGACTGCCCAATCAGCAATCATCTCGGCCACTCCCTGACTTATTATGGCATCGCCGTTCACTTTGTCCCAGTACCAGGACTTCATTATCCTTGTCCACTGCCTGGTGCTTATGTTCTTCAGGTCATCTATGGTTCTATCCTGGCCATAGTATGCCCTGAACGTAGTAAGCGTAACACCGGCATTCGTCGCACCGCCGGCGTCATCAGGATCATTGACAAATCCTCCTTCAAGTCTCCTCAGTAAAGGAGCATATATGCCAAATTCAGCCATGTTATTCTTCCTCCTCCTTAATTTTCATTTCAACTTCCTTTTCCTTTGCCTGGAACTGCTGCATGTATGGTATCTTCTTTATAACTTCGAACGACAGGACATAGTAGAAGAACTTGAGAGGCCTTGATGCCGGGAACAGTTTATATAGGTTTCGCAATACATTGACACCATAGAAGTAGCATATCGCATAGACGATACCGGTGATACATTGTATCGCACCCGCCGGATTTCCCAGGTGCTCGCCGATGATATATACGCATACGACAAGAACATAGAAGACAAACGTCTCGAAGAGACATCTGAAGAACTTTTTCAGATTGAAATGTTCCCGATCCACACCAATACCCGCGATTAGCCCGGCAATGCAGTTCACCAGGAATATGAAGAATATGACGAAAACCATATCCGCAATCGGGGCAAGGTATGCCAGCAGTATGCTGACCATTGTCACGACAAGTGACTTGATTGATTGAATTGCCTGTTCCATATTAATATTCAGCCTCTATTGTTAATCCGTAATTATCAAGCTTTACACTATCTACTTTTTGACCATCCATTTCAAGCTGCTCCCTTATCTCAGCTCTCCACTTGTCCAGCTGATGATCGTTTATTATGTCTGATATGCCTACGCCAACGGAAGGATTCTCCTTCAGCTCTCCCTTGTGCATTACCATGATAAGAGCCTGGTTCTGCCTCATGATATCGCCTATCTCCAGTCCGGATATTATCTTGCCGTCAAGCCCTTTTTTGACATCTATCTTTATGTCATAATTTTCTGTCCTTATCCCGTTCATATCAGTGTCTTATTTTATCATCCTCATAATCTTTGCTGTCCAATCGGTCAGCTTTCTTAGTCACTGCAGGCACGCTTATCGGCACCGCATTGGCAGCCGGCCCTGATGAGCCTTGTACGTTCACCGTTCCGGTTGGAAGACTGTGCGTATGGGAATTGAACGCATCTACAAGTGAGTTTATCTTCTCGGTCAGCGTATCAATGTTCACAAGTCCACCCAACTTTCCGCCATTAATCTCTATGCTCTCTATCTCATCCACCTGAAGCACTACAAGCGAACTGAGGTCACCTGACAAGCTTCCAATAACTACAGCACTTCCGACTTTGGGGGTGACGAGCAGTCTTCTCTCCGTCTTGGCAAGTGATGCCCTGAGGCGAATGCCGTCAATCTCCAGCTCGCCGAACCGGCAGTTGCAGGTGTCCCCGTCAACTGCAGACACAATGCCTTGGTAGATTGTCATGGTGCGCCCACTTGCTATTGCAATAATATTGTTCCTCAGTCTTCTATAATTGTCCATATCAGTTCAGTCTGAATCCAATTTCAATCTCTCTTGTTCCTCCGTCAGGTCCGAAGGATGTCTCTACACTTCTCACGAAATATCTTCCATCCTTGTATGGGTAATCCGGATCATGCAGCTGTGCACTGTCTCCAGGACGAACTACCGGAACTAGCCATGTCGTTATCTTACCGTCATAGCCGTCAAATGAAAGCCTTTTTACTTCACTCTCACCACGCGCCTTCATAGAATTGTCATCTGTGGTTGCCGCCTTGACTTCAACCTTCTCACCTCCTGTAGAGCCGTACTCCCTTACCTTCACCTTGCCGTCCGGCATAAGAGCCTTGACCACTACCTTGACCTTGCGGTCAGATGCCTTCCTGTAGGAGAGGTCGCATTCCTGCACATTCATTGTAAAGTCATATATCACCTCATCTCCTATGTTCTCTCCTGGAGGATGAACATGGAGTGTATTGTCAGTAAGGTAGATGTCTGCACCGCATTCTTCCTGCACCTTCTTCAGAACGTCATAGCCTGTAGCATTGCTCACAACGAACTTGTCATAAGTCCAGTCATACGAGCAAGACACCTTTACACCTCTGCCTATTCCGGCAACAACTCTGTCGAGCAGTGATGACAGGCTGATATTCTTGTACTGCATGTCCGGCAGATCTTTCCGGAAGCGGAACAAATTATCTTCACACTCCAGGGTGATGGCATCCCCGTCAGTTCCTATTCTCTGAAGCCAGCCGCTGAATTCAGTGACAATGCCTGTCTCCTCATACCCGAACGCAATTGTCACCCTGTCTCCGCGCTTTATTATGCTCTCAACATCAAGAGTTCTGTTATACTCCGCTGCAGGAAGGGTGATAATGGCGATATCGGCGAGCAGTTCTACAGACCTGTGGATCTTCACAGCCTCAATCATTCCAACTTTGTAGTCTCCAATGTGTATGTCGTATATCATTGTCAGCATAGCCTATAACTTCTTCAAATCTTCCTTGCGTAGCAACAGCTTGTATATATCGTCCGAGAATGCGCTTATCTCGTATGCCTGATTTTCAAGGCCTGCAGTGAAGGGAATGTCATAGCTTTCTATAACAATTCTGCTGATTGAGAAGAGTTCGAGAAGGGGTGATCTTACTATAAGCTTCGCCTCTTCGCAAAGCTCTCTAAGCCTTTTAACGTCGTCATAAGGATATGCCCCGCTTCCCATGAAAATTCCGCTGATATTGACAGAATAATCATCCTGCGACCACCTCTCTTTGATTGTACCTCTGACCTTGCCTTTTGCAACTTGTTTGCGTACAAGTACATTTTTTCCACTGACCTTGACAATAGGTTCATAAGGTAGAAGCCACTCTTCAGCTCCTTCTTTCGATAAATAAAGAGGAAACTGCATCGGAACTCCTATAGCGTTTGTCGCTGCAATATTCATCAGCTGTGAATCGCTATAAGAAGAAAGGTCATAGCCGGATACCTCTCTAATGCCTGCAGTTCTGAAATCATGATACGGTGGCACTTTCATAACCGAAAGTGTCCTTGCTACCAAGTTTTCAAGTATAAATCTCTCTATCATCTTGCTGCGCTATATCCTATTTCAAGAGCCCTGTTCATAGCCTCTACAATTCTCGACTGCAAGTCTTCTACCGTCAAGTTCTGATCATTGCTAAGCTTCTGAAACATACTCCCGATGTTAATTGTAATATTATTATTCCTTGTGCCCCCTGTAGTGATATCGTTAGCGACACTCTTTTCATTTACAATACTGGCTTTCCAGGGCGAGGAACTACTCGCCCCTGCCACTCCTGCGGCAGCTTCGGGGGCGCTAATCTTATTCTTCGCTTTTTCCCGTTCACTTTCAAGCCTTGAAGCATAATTATCTTTGACTCCTGCACCCAAGCCTCTGAGGCTATTGATAGCACTCTTATTTCCTTCGGCATTAACAAGCAGCAAACCGGCTTCTTTGGCCGATGACCATGCTTCTGAAAACTTTCCTGTCAAAAGTAGCCCCATTGCTTCCCCGACCTTACCAATGCCCTGCAGCAGCGATGTTATGCGACTGATGACAAGATCCTGGATAATTTCTGCAAAACCTTTCAAGGTGTCCCACACCGTCAGAACGACTGCCCTAAATCCCTCAAACTTCTTCCAACAGGCGACCATAATTGCTATTAAGGCCGCAACTCCTGCAATGACTAATCCGACAGGGTTCATTGACATCGCAAGATTTATAAGCTTCTGTCCCTTCTCTACAAGCAGCATAGCAGCGAACTGCACACGTTCGGCAATGGTCCAGCCTTTCAGAACTGTCGTATTGACGAGAACGGCCGCAGTATATGCCCCGACCGCTGCAGCAATGCCATAGACGACAGGATTACCGTCAGCAAAAAGTTTGAATACCCAAGTAAGCCCTTTGACGGCCCATTGTATAGCTACTGACAATCCTGACAATGCTGACGATATCGTATTGAACATCGGAACAAGAAGTGGCTGGATGCCGTTATATAGCTCAAGCATAGTCTGCAGAGCCTTTCCTTTCATCTGTTCAAACGCTCCTGCAGACGTCTGTGCCAACTTGTCTGTCATACCAGCAAATCGTCCTCCCTCAGATGTTGCCCGAATCATCGCCTGCCTAACAAGTTCAAAAGAGATATTACCCTTTGACATTTCATCCTTAAGTTCTGCTACACTTTTACCTGTTATTTCAGAAATATCAGATAAGGGATTATATCCTGCATTGATAAGTTGAAGTAAGTCCTGCCCTTGAAGTTTTCCTGCAGATGATACCTGACCAAAGACAAGAGCAAGCTGTTGGAGCTTGTTCTTGTCGCCCATTGCCATATTGCCAAGCATTTTCAAATCACCTACCACATTCTCCGTTGCAACACCAAAGCCGAGCATTGTCTTGGCTGCATTCTGCGTGCCCATTCTATCCCAAATGGTATCGTCGGCATATTTGTTCAATTCATCAAGCATACCTGCAGCTTTCTTCTGATCTCCAACCAAGACATTAAAAGAGGTTGCCGTACTCTCTGCCTGCATCCCTATTTTACTCACTACGCCGATACCGGCACTTAGCGCAACCATGGGGTTTGTAAAGAACTGAGCTCCAGGAAGGGACATAAATGCGGATTTGAGCCCACATCCGACAGAAGATGAAAGGTTACGGGCAGCCCTGTCGGCGGATTCTATTCTTCCCTGTAGGTTCCTTATCCTGCCGACTACTGCTCCGTCCCCTGTGGACGTTATCTCTATGACGTATTGAGAAATGTTAGCCATCTTTATTCTGATTATTTTCTCGGAGTCTTATATCACGTAATTGTGCGAGCGTAATTGCCCATTGCTGGTCAGAAAGTTCATCCGGATTAATGCCGAGATAATATCTTAGCATCGTATCTACATATCCGATAAAATCCGCTTCCGGAGAACCGTCCGCCAGCTCTATAGCTTTTTTATTTCAGCCTTTTTAGTTTCGACCATAGCCTCCATTACAGGAGCTAAAGAAAGGAAGTAATCATCATCGTCAATTATCTCTCTGTCACCGTCTATCCAGCATTGTTTAGCCAAAAGTTCTACGAATTTTGCAGAATCCTTACCTTGGTTGCTGCCGGCAGTTGCATAGGAGATGTCCTGCCTTGTCGGTTTGTGCAAAAGACATTTCTTGTCTTCAATGACGATTTCAAAAACATGCTTTTCGCCATATTTCTGTTTCCACTGCTTCAACTGTGCTTCTGTATATGTAAACATTTGTTTTGTTATTTTTAGTTAATAAAAGCCGTTCAAACACTATTCAAGCTACGTTCAAACGGCATTTGATGTTAAACGTAATCAGGAACTACATCTATCATGAGAAAAGGTAGTTCTATCTCCATCTGCTTGTCGCCCTGTTTGAGTTCTGACGACAATTCTGTGAATTCCACTCCCCGCAATAAGTCTGTACGACTCGGTTCTCCCTTTGACGGGTTGCCGTATGTGACAATGATGTCCATTCTCGCATCAAGGAGATTTCCTCCTGCTGCTTCCTGCAAGGCAAGTACTTCACTTTGAAGTAGTCCTACACTACCTTCGTATGATATATTACCTCTTTGCAGTCCGTGTGGCTTGTTGCCTTTCGCATAAAGGAGTTCTTTTTCCTGAGATACTTTATACCTCACAGAGCGAATTCCGCTGACGTTTCTGCCGGCAATGACTACAGACAGATCTGCCCACTCATATTCTTTTGAATTGAAAATCATATCCTTTTATTTTTATTAAGCCCCCGTGACCAGGAAGCCGAGATTTACAGTTATGTCTCGAGCATAAGCAAAAGGTCTAAGCTTTAGAGACATAGTGATTGCCGAAGTTGCAAGGACATTCTGTCCCGGATCGATATAACATCTACATCCACGTCCATCCTCTTGACTAAGCTCTCCCTTTGCCGTCATGTTACTATTGATATTACTTTCGACTGCTGCCTGCCACGATTTGATAATTGCCACGTCCATAGTGCCATCCTCATTGCATTCAATCTCAGAAAGCATGTTCGACAAGACAGTCTGATAAGCAACTCGTGCAGCCTTATCGACAGTGCGAAGCGATGCCAGATGTGCATAATCGTCAGTTGCAACGCATGCCGTTCTGTCGTCTGCGAAGAAGTAGCCTGATTTACCGACATATGTTCGAGGGCAAATGTACCCTTTGTCATAGATCGTTGAAATATCATCTTGTGCGCTTTCAATTGACTTTGCGCCTAAAAACATTGAAACAGGTGCCAGAGCGCCTTCAGCGACCTTACCGATATTTCGTTGTACAGGGGCCTTTGCAACGCATCCCGCGAAAGTACCCATAGCAGCATTGTTCGAAGATGCCTTCACATCTCCCAGAACAATGCACACTCTGTTATTAGTCTCTTTAGAGAGATCTTTCAAAGCAGCTGAGTCCGTATAGCCTGCTCCCTCGAGAGCGATAAAAATAGGAGCATACATTTCCGCAGCAGCACTTTCCGCAAGTGCTTGAGCTTTTGGAATTGCAGAAAACACATCTTTGTTAAGTCCCTTCTCCGCAGTGCCTTTTCCAATTCCTGCTAGCACAAGACCTCTGACCTCCCCTTTTTGTTCTTGCAAAAGTTCTTTTAGAGGTCCGCTATTCTTATCGCAAAGAGCAGTGAATGTCTTGCTTGATTCGTATCCTGCGATAAGAAGAGGAGTGCCTGCCGGAGCTTCATTATAGAACTGTACAACAAGTTCGTGCAACCTCTTATTATTATCAGCAGTGACCCCAAGACATTCAAGACTCTCTACGCTGTAGAGTTTGTAAGTCTTACCAGGCACGAATTGACTTGACACCGCCGTCGCTCCTACAACGACAAGAAGCAGAAGACCGTCTGCCGATGCCAGCTCAGTGCCAAGTTGTCCGTTTAGGTATTTTATTTGAATTTTAGGTAATGCCATTTTCTTAAAAATATGGGGCGAGATTTCGCCCCGGTTAAACATCAGAGACTACTAAACTGTAGCTGCTTGAACAATAGCGTACACGCCCTTTTTGTCCGTCCTTCGTTTTGCTCCACCAACCCTTACAAGGAAGCTGTAGATGTCGCTGTAGTAAAGAGGGTTGTTTAGAGAATCAAACATTTTCACTTCTCCGAGCGCACGAGATACACAGCTCTCATGCCAAGCCAGCCCGGCTGCATTATCATTAGCAGCACCTTTTGCATTTACATCCTTTACGATACCGTCTTTGGTATAAACAAGAACCTTTGAGCGTTTTAGGATATTAAAGCCGTAAAGCTGTCCGACAACTCCCTTCTGTACATTTGCTGCAGCGAAGAAACCAATCGACTCCGTTTCTGTAAGAGACTCAATAAGCTGTGCATACATTGAAGCATCCAGCAGAAGGTAGCGCCCCTCCTGAGGCAGATTCGCTGCATCCATCATTGTCATAAGTGCGAGAATATCCTTCTTGTCAAGGGATTTTCTTTTGCCTGTTGCTTCAGCAGTATGAGCATTGACTTCAGTACCGGTTGTTTCAACACAATTTTCTTTAGCCGGCGCCCAATTCTTCAGAAGAATCTCAGAAGCAGTTTCAATCAGCTTTAACTTATTCTGAGATATTACACTGTTTCTCTTATCGTATGATAATTCTACAGTGTCCGCAAACGGGATGCGCACAGGATCCGTCGTCAACTCATCAAGAGTGTACTCTATATCCGTGTCTTTCCTTTCTTTCGCTTTAGCAGGTAGCGTCTGCCTGTTGACCTCGACATCTGCCGGTGCACCGGCGTTAGGGATATGCACCTTTTTGCCTTCATTTACATAGATATCATCGTTCACCGCCTTGCTTGCGAACGAATTGTCGGCAAAAAAATCTTTAACGAGGTCTCTTTGCCAAATTTCTTTTTGAACTGCCATTTTTTTTATTTTTTAAACGTTTCTTCAAATTTGCTCTTGTACAGATCAGGATACTGATTCTTCAGTTCTGCGAGTCTGCCTGCCCTGTCAATCTCATCCCAGGACATCTTTAAGAGGTTCGACTTGTCACCGTCTGCAGAGTGGTTGATAAAGTCGGCTGCTCTCAGATTCTTCTTGGGAAGACTGTTGATAACTGCGACAGCAGATGCTTCGTTCGCATCAAGCAAGGCAAGAAAGTCACCTTTCTTGTCATTCGATATCCTGCCATCTTCGATTGCTTGGTTGACAAGAGATTCATGCGCAGATTTACGCTGCTCTTTGATTTGCTTCTCAAGCTCTGTAACTTTGTTTTGAAGTGCAGAGACTTTTGCAGCTTCGTTTTCCAGATGATCGATGTGCTGCAGCATCTGACTTTCCGTCGATGCGTCTTTGAATGAGTCTTTTTTTCTCAGTTCATCAATAAATGCCATATTATTTGATTTTTGTGGCCGAATGTTCAGCCGGTTTGTAAATTCATAAATTGCCTCATTACTCAAACCCTCTTCAGGCTTCGCCTCGTCGATGTCGTAGATGGAATCTATGAGCCCCATTGCAAGTGCTTCCTGCGCAGTAATCCAATGATCAGCCCCGTCGAAATACTTCGACGACACCTCTGCTGCAGTGAGTTTGCAACGCTCCGCAATCATACCGCAAAGGGTCTTCTGTATATTGTCTGCAGTATCAGCCGCCTCCCTCATCTCCTTTGCTGTACCATAGGCGCCACCGGACACCTGGTGAAGCATCAGACGGGAAAACCTAGACATGTGGAGAGGCTTGCCGCACAGAGCTATGATGGATGCTATGCTGGCGGCAACTCCGTCCACATATATATTGATGTCGCTCCTGGACTGACGGAGGGCGTTATAGATCGCAATGCCGGAGAAGACCTCCCCGCCCAGAGAATTTATCCTCACGTCAATATGCTTGTAGCTTGCCTCAAGCGACATCAGTTCCGCAACAACGGCTGCGCTGTCCACCTTCTCGTCCGTACCTACATATCCATACAGCAGAAGGCAGGCTGTCGAGTCTGCCGATGGGATGATATTAAAAAACTTTCCGCTCATTTGTCCGTCTCTTTTTCTGCAAAAGTGGCTTATATGCACGTCAGAGCCAAATTTCAAATACTTTAAGGTCCCAGAAATGACCTTAAAGGTCTGAAATACGACCTTAAAGTACTCAGAAATGACCTTAAAGTTTTCATAATTTGGCATAGAGAGGCCTGCAAGCCATATTTGCAGAAAAAGTTTTAGGCTATGGCTAACATTAAGAACGATCAGAAGAAAAACCTTGCACGCGACCTGTACGTGCTCGGCACTTACACCCTTGAGGAAATTGCCAGCAAGGTAGGCAGCACGAGACAGACAATCAGCAAATGGGCAAAGGAGCAGTCCTGGGAAGAACTGAAGGCGGGGATGTCTATATCACGGGAAGAACTTCTGAAGAATCTATACAGGCAGGTCAGCGACATTAATGAAAGCATCAACATGAGAGAGCCGGGCGAACGCCATGCCAACGTCAAGGAAGCGGACACACTCTCAAAGCTTTCCTCTGCAATAAAGAAGCTTGAAAGCGATGTCGGCATATCAGACATCGTGGCGGTGGGTATCCGTTTTACTAACTGGCTCAGGAACGTGGATCTTGACAAAGCAAAAGAGTTCACAATGATATGGGATGCTTTCTTAAAAGAACAGTTCTGATATGACTATAGAAGAGAGAAAAGCCCTGCAGCTGTGGCAGCAGACTGTAGAAGACATCATCCATCAGACGCCTGTCGAACAAGGAATGTCTAGGGCTGACATAGAAAAGAAACGCATATATCTCGAGGCACACCCGTTAGAGTGGATAAAGTACTTTTTTCCGATGTATGCGAAGTATGATTTCGCACCGTTCCAGAAGAAGGCGATTTCAAGGCTGATAAATAATCCGGAGTGGTTTGAAGTCCTGTCCTGGAGCCGTGAGCTTGCAAAATCTACGATAGTCATGTTTTGCGTTCTTTTCCTTGTTCTGACAGGCAAGAAGAGGAACGTGATACTGGCAGCAGCGAACGAGGATGCTGCCAAGAAACTGCTTGCCCCTTATCGTGCACTTCTTGAAGGCAATAGAAGACTTATCGCCTTCTACGGGGAGCAGATGCAGATTGGACAGTGGAAAGAAGAACTGTTTGTTACGAAAAAAGGTGTATCCTTTATGGCCGTAGGAGCCGGCAGTGCACCTCGAGGCAGCCGTAATGAGGCTTTCCGTCCCGACATTCTTCTTGTCGATGACTTCGATACAGACGAGGATTGCAGAAACCCGGTAACACTTGACAAAAAGTGGCAATGGTGGGAGAAAGCTCTGTACCCTACACGTTCTGTCAGCGAGCCTACCTTGGTAGTCTTCTGCGGAAACATCATTGCAAAAGACACGTGTGTAGCAAGAGCCGGCAAAATGGCTGATCACTGGGACATTGTCAATCTGACCGACAAGGACGGCAACAGCACCTGGCCTGAGAAGAACAAGCCTGAAGACATTGCGCGAATTAAAAAGTCTATCAGTTCTGCAGCCTATCAAGGAGAGTATATGAACAATCCGGTCAGCGAGGGCAAGATATTCAAGAATCTGCCGTTCGGTAAGGTGCCGTCCCTGAAGCGGTTCCCTTTCCTTATCTGCTACGGAGACCCTGCATACAGCAACAAGAAGGACAAGAGCAACTCCACCAAGGCCGTATGGCTCGTTGGCAAGTTGAAGGGAACTTACTATGTCATCAAGGGCTTCCTGGCACGTGAGACAAACGCCAATTACATAGACTGGTTCTTCAGCATCAGGGACTATGTCGGGATGCAGACTGCCGTCTACTTCTATCAGGAGAACAACACCCTGCAGGATCCGTTCTTTCAGCAGGTGTTCAAGCCGCTACTGAGGGAGGAAAACGAGCGCAGGAAGGACAACCTATACATCAGGGAGGACGCCAGGGCGAAGATGGACAAGGCAGCACGAATAGAGGCGGCTCTGGAACCAATAGACAGGGAGGGGCGATGGATATTCAACGAGGACGAGAAAGACAATCCGCACATGCAGGCATTGATAGACCAGCACAAGCTGTTCGAGATGTCCCTGCCTTTCCCGGCTGACGGCCCTGACTGTCTCGAGGGCGCATTCACAGTCCTGGACAGCAAACTCCAGGAAGAATCCGCTCACAGCGATACCATATCATTCAATGAGATAACATCACAAAACAATAAAAGGATGTAACAATGAACAATTTTATCATTCCGGAGGACTACGACGCCTCCATTCACAGAGACATACTCGACTCCCTCCTCAGAGGAGATTCAACCACACAGCAAGACAAGGCTGTTATCGAGGTATGCGAAGACAGGGCGGTAAGCGAGATGCGCTCATACCTCTCCAAGACATACGACTGCGATGCCATCTTCTCCGCCTCAGGCGAGGACAGACACCCGCTGATTCTGATGATGGCAATTGATATCTGCGTATATCATATCTTCTGCCTGCACAACCCCTACAAGATGTCGCAGATGCGCAAGGACAGATACGACAGAGCAATAGACTGGCTCAAGGCGGTTGCATCAGGCAAGATAACCATCGACGGAGCGCCAAGGCTGCCGGAGGACCAGCAGAAGGGCAACAGCCCCTGGCAGATAATATCTGACGATTACAGACACATGAAATATTAATCAAACAACGTTCAAACACTGTTCAAATGGCACGCAAACAACGCAATATAACATCAGGAGGCATAACACAGCAGCAGGGCCTCCGGAGCGACTACACAAGACTTGACATCATCTTGCAGTCGCCTGAGCTGTTCCACTTCGACATCAGAAGCTATATGAGCTCGCTGACGTCCGCAAAGGCTATCGACTGTTACAGCAGGGCAAGACTCTATGACATGTACGAGTCAGCACTGCTCGACCTGCATCTTACAGGCGTAATCAACAAGAGACTGGTCGGGGTGAGCCGTATCCCTATTGAGTTCAGAAGGGACGGAGCGCCGGACGAGAAGGTGAACGCGCAGCTGCGTTCGCCCTGGTTCAGGAGATTCGTAAAGGATGTCCTCTGGAGTAAGTTCTGGGGATTCTCCCTGTTCCAGTTCTACAAGGACGGCGACTGGATAGGCTACGACCTCATAGACAGGAAGCACTATGACCCAGTAAGGCATGAGATACTCCGTTACGAGACTGACAATTCCGGTATTCCTCTGGATGAGTTCCGCAACATGCTCTACGTAGGCGATGACCCGAGAGACCTCGGGCTGCTAGCGAAGATAGTGCCGATGGTTTTGTATAAACGTGGCAATATGGGAGATTGGGCGCAGTTCTGTCAGGTCTTCGGCATTCCCATCAGGGAGTACACCTACGACGCTGGGGATGAGCAGGCAAGGCAAAGACTGCTTCAGGATGCGCGCAATCAGGGTGCCAATGCAGTCTACATCCACCCGAAGGACAGCGCCCTCAATCTCATCGAGGCAGCCAACAAGAGCGGCACTGTCGACTTGTACGAGCGATTCAAGGATGCCTGCAACACGGAGATATCCATCGCAGTACTTGGCAACACCCTGACCACCGACAGCAAGGCGAATGGCACACAGGCACTTGGCACTGTGCACCAGGATGAGGAGGAACAGCAGAAGGAGGACGACAGGGACTTTGTCCTGGACGTGCTCAACTTCGACATGGCGGACATCTTCGCCTCACTGGGAATCAATACTGCAGGAGGCGAGTTCGTCTATGTCAAGAGCCGCGACATACGCAAGGCCGAGCAGATAACCATTGTAAGGGAATTAAACTCAATGGGGCTGCCTATTTCTGACGACTACCTGTACGAGACATTTGAAATCGACCGTCCGGAAGACTACGAACAGAGGAAGAAAGAGATTGCAGAGAGGAAGGAGGCCGAAAGGCAGATGGCTCAGAAACTTACCGAACGTCTCAACGGCAAGGATGACAATGCCGGCAATGAAGAGAAGCAGGATGATAAGGAGCATTCAGATAAGGCCAAATCAAAATTCAGCAACAGGATAAGGGATTTTTTCGGAGTAGCCCCGCAGGACGGGGCGTAACATCACTCGAAAGAGAACTTGATGCCCTGTATAGCCATTCCTGCCCCGATTGCGGAGGTTTTGATAATAAATCGGGCTACGACATCATCTTCGATGCAAAAGCCCTTGAAAAGGGCCTTAAATCAATCTGGAACGGTTTCGATGTGAAGACGGATATCCAGAGGGACATCTATGACGAGACCCTGAGGAAATTCAATGCAGCTGCAGCCTCCGGAATTGCCGAATCCGGAAACGAGAACATCTCTGACACATTCCTTGAGAAGATAAGGCAGGGCAATGAGATATTTTCCGCCTTCAGGACACACCGGATGCAGAATGAGATTGCAGCCCGTCTGCTTGACGGCCGCGGCAGACTCAAGTCATTCGACAAGTGGAAACAGGATGTCAAGGGAATAACGAACCATTTTGTCGGACCTTGGCTGAAGACAGAGTACAACACCGCTGTCATAAGAGCTCACCAGGCTGCAGACTGGCAGCACTTCGTGGATGAGGCAGATGTCTATCCGAATGTCCGATGGATGCCTACTACTTCTCCGAACCAGGACTCGCTGCACAGACATTACTGGGAGCGGAAGCTCACCCTGCCTGTGGACGACCCGTTCTGGAACGAGCATCATCCCGGCGACCGGTGGAACTGCAAATGCTCGCTCAGACAGACGGACGATCCTGTAAACGACAGTGCGATAAGGGAGTTTAAGCCTGTTCCTGCACAGAAGGGGCTCGAAAATAATCCCGGCAAGGACGGAAGCCTGTTCAGTGACAGTCATTCATATTTCCCTAATGCATGTTCATCCTGCCCCTTTAACAAAAATGCAGGCTTTAAGAATGCTATAAATTCGCTATTCATGAATAAGAAAAAAGATTGTTTCAGATGTTCTCAAATAAAAGAAGCGATCCCGGGTGATATTAAGGAAGAAATTAAAAAATTGCAAAAATTAAAAGGCAAGGAATATTGGGAACAATTGGAATCGATTGCCCGAAGAAAAGAGTTTAAGAATATTGATAACGGAATATATTCAGCCGCATCTGATAAAGACCCTGATTATAAGAACCTGCTCAATGCTGCAAGAATGTGTGTCAAATCAGGGTATAATGCTTACATTATGCCTAACCCAAAAGGTCTGAAGACAGCCGATATCATTCTTGAGAAAAAAGGCGTATACAGGCTTTATGATATTAAAACAATATCCGGCAAGAGTTCTGTAAGCAGCAGGCTTTATGAATCAAGAGAACAAGCGAATAATGCAATACTTAATATAACAAGTAGATACAATGCAAGAAGGCTTTCTGATGAAATAAAAGAATATTATTATAGCAACAAAGAATTTAATGAGCTAATAATATGCTATAAAGGAACAATAAGATTAACACTCAATAGAGGCAAAGTCACTGCAGGACTTTGGAGACAAATTTCTAACGAGATTAGATAAAAATACCGGGGAAGTTGCCTTCTCCGGTAAATTTGGAGTAGTGTCCCCGCAGGCTCTTGCTCCCTCAGTAATTCTCCCTGGTCAGTCACCGAAGTGACACCGCAAATATAACGAATTAATTTAATAAACAAAAAAACTTCACGAAAATGTCAGCACCGGATATGAAAGGTCTCATAGAGAAGAGAATGCAGGAGATAAAGCGGCTACAGGAAAGAGTGCTTCCGGTCAAGGTAGGACGGGAGGTGACGGAGAGTGTCAGGGAGAACTTCCGGAGAGGCGGATTCTACGGCAAGCCCTGGCAGTCACCTTACAGGCGCACACTTGGCTTTTCTGGTGCCAAAGGCTCTTATGGCACATTGCTCTCCGGGACCAATCACCTGATGAGTTCCACGGACTATGTACCCGGCAGAGGCAATGTCAGGATACGGAACAATGCCGACTATGCGCAGACACATAACGAGGGGGCGAACATACCTGTAACCCAAAAAATGAAACGATTCTTCTGGGCAAAGCACTATGAGGCAGGAGGCGGGGTCAAGGGAAAGGACATAAGCGCTGAAGCTTCGTTCTGGCAGAGAATGGCACTGAAGAAGACCGGCAGCAGCATCAAAATCCCGAAAAGACACTTCATCGGTCCTGCCCCACAGGTTGACCGAATAGTAAAGGAATTGATAGACAAAGAACTTAAAAAACTGAATTTGTAATGGAAAGATTGCTTTTGAATCTTGTAATGCATATAAGTAAATCAATGCCGGAGCTCAAGGTCGTAGACGAAGACTACGGTCAGCTAGAGATGATAGATATGGCTGAAAGGGACACTTACCCCCTGACATTCCCTGCAGTGCTCATCGATGCTCCTGATGTGTCATGGGACAATATCGGCGGCGTAAGCCAGAAAGGGCTTGCCACCATAAGGGCAAGGCTCATAATAGACTGCTACGACGACACCCACTCCACATCCGGGACAGAAGCCATGATCGAGGATAGGGAGAACATGCGCAGACGGCTGTTCGAGAATCTGCAGGGGCACAGGATAGACTCAGAGTCCGTGCTGATAAGGACCTCCAGCAGGTTCTACACCTTCAATCATGGAATTAAGGTATATGAGGAGACCTACACACTGGAGCTGACAGAAGTGCTGGAGAGACCTACAGTCAAGGTTTCGACAACAAAAATTAAGCTGAAGGTAAGCAATCTGTAACGGCTCAATCATACATCAACCGGCATGAAACACAAAAGGCGACCGTTCAGGCCGCCTTTTATGCAAATGTCCAATCATTATTCCGTTTTCGGTTCGCTCTCCACGAGAACCGGCATGCGCAACGTTCTGATCTCGATGTTATAGTTCTCTCTGCCCTTACAGATGGAGGTATTTCGGAGTATCCTCATGACCTGCGTAGCGCTAAGGCAATACTCCTCACAGATGACCTCAAGAGCATCATCCACGCGCCTCCTCTCCTTATCCGTAAGGTACTGGAAGCGCTTCATAATTCTCAAGTTCCTTTTCCTGGTTCTTTCCTGTCTTGATGAACTTCTATTTGCCATAGCGCTAAGATAATAAAATAATTACGATTCTGTCATTGACAAAGGTATCTGAGTCCATCCCCCTGTCTTCTCGTCCCTGACCTCGGCATAGATATAGGTCTTTGAGAATGAAGGTATATAGGCTTCCTCAATGATGGTAATGCCCTCATTGAGCCTGTCGTTGTTCAGGTCATTGGCCAGCTTGCGCAGCTGGAGTGCCTTTGAGGCCTTTAGGTTCCCGGCAGAATCTCTTGCAACAAGTCTCATTATCTGGTTGACAAGAGCTCTAGTAGTGTCGTCATTTATAAGCGCCAGGCAGGCTTCCTTGACAATGGCCACTCCGTCATTGACCGTGTCCTTCCAGCCGTCGCAGGCGTGACGGCCAATGGTGATTCGAGCCTGTCCGTCTGAGGTTGTGAAAGTATGCGACTTCTGGTCGTTTTTAACCCTCTTAAGTACTTCGTCCTTCATTTGCAGTACCGCCCTGAAGTTGTCGAGCACCGTGTTCTTGACACTTGATATGTCCTTGCTCAACTCCTGCAGCACAGGTATTGCTGCAGAGACCTCATCATCCACCATACGAGAGTATGTCTCCCTGTCTCTTTTGGCTTTTTTAGCCGCCTCTTTCTTTTCATTTTCAGCCTTGAATGCTGCGAACTGTGCAGCTTCCTCTGCAGTCATTACTACTGCCGTTTGTTCTTTATTCTGTTCCATAATATTGATATTTTAAATGTTACTTTTCAATAAACCACCCTCTTTTGAGCATTTCTGAACGTCTTAGAGGTGAACTATATGCTTCATGACCTTTTCCGCACCTTTCACAAGTCTCCCTATCTACAACCCTCCAAAGTCGATTTGCCTTTTTACTTCCACTTTCCGGAAAACCCCAAATACGGTCACACCTTACAGTATATACCTCTTTAAACATCTTATGCCCGAATATCCGGCAAATCAGTTTCTTAATTGTTTTCATGACATTTCATTATTACTTTTTCAGATTCTGGGAGTGGGATAAACCTCTCATCTAAACGTACATATGCTTTCCTCACTTCTCCATTCTCAGCATAGTATCGCCATGCCCTATCTTCTGAATATCCTATCAACTCTATTTTTTCTCCTGTCAACCTATGCAAATGCGTAGGTCTTATGTAATTTACTTTGTCCATATTTTTATTGAATTAAATTAGCTTAAATACCTGCCCTTGCTGACAGGGTACATCATACATACAGGCATCCTTTCCTTCTCCGGCGCCGGCACCTCCTTTTGCTTGAGCCCTCCCTTGCGCAGCATCGACTCCAGCTTCGGGATGAGGGCGGAAAGTTCCTCCGCGGTCAGGGCTGCGAACCTCTTGCCTGCAATCCTTGGCGAACTGCAGAAGGCATCAATGCCGTCCCAGTTATCCACAGTGCTTATACCCAGCCTGCTGATACGCAGCAGTACACTTGACCTGAGACTCCTCAGATGTTCTTTTGCCACTCTGTAGCTGTGTGCTATGCTGCCCTCCAGGGCGTCGCACATCTCCTCATATTCCTCCCGCTTCATCTCCCGTAGCGAAGTGGTCCGTCCGTCAGTGTACTGCAGCACCAGGCTTTCCTTGTCTGCAGAATGGCTGCCCTTAAGCAGGGCGTAGAACCTTGAAAATCTGTTTGCTTTCTTCTCCATAACATTTCAATTGAATTGTGACATTAAACTCGCCTCTGCCATAAAGTCCCCGTCAGTAAGCCATTTGACATATGACCTGTTTACTTTCTCCCAGAACTCATAGCCCTCCGGCGTATGGTTCCAGTCAAAGGCATTGGACACTAACCTCGCTCTTCTCTCGTCCTCATTCAGGCCCTCCTCGAAGAAATCCCGGTAGCCCGGGTCTGACTGCCTGTTCTCGCTGAACAGTTCATACCATTCCTGCCTCTCAAGCCAGTTCTCTATCTCTCTTATTGTCTTCATAACTGTTGTTGTTTACCTGCCCAGTATTCTTCCATTCCCTGCTCCCATATAACGGCATATCCGGGATCTCCGATGAATCTGCCCTTGCTGAATGCCTTATGCCCTTCGACCCATATCTTCAGTGTCGCATCGTACATCACACTCTTTGCTGCCCGTCCTGCAGGCTGTCTGCCTTCTGCATGACTGACGAAGATCAGCAGCTTGTTCGGATGCCTCTCCTTGAACGCCAGGTACTGCCTGTAGGATATCTGCATATACTGGAACGAGTCGATGACAATGAACTCCGGAGACCTGCGCTGTTTCAGCCTCTCGTCAAGTTCCTCCAGAGTGCAGTGGTCAATGACCTGAAAGTTGGATCCGCATGCCTTCATATCAAACCTGTCAAGAGTCCTGCTCATCGACAGCGAGTATCCTTCCTCCAGGGAGACAAAAAGGACTTTTCCATACTGTGCAAGTTGCTTACAGAAACTTACAACAGCCGATGACTTGCCGTTCCCGGAATTGCCCCAGAAGAAGACCACCCCATGCCTGTCCATGCTCCCGATGCAGCCTTTCCATATACCGCCGAGCTCGATAGACTCGTGCTGCATCTCTATTATCTTTCCTGCTGTCAGTGGTCTCTTCATAATACCGTTTGAATACTGTTTGAACGCAATTTGAACACCTTATAAACTTAGTTTCTTCACCTCTCTGTGAATAAGCCTTTTTACCCTTCTTAGGTCGTTACTGCAGGAGGCTGACTCCCTTACCACCCTTGAAATCGCAGAAGGATCGTTCAGCCCGTTCTTCCGGCATATCTCCGCCACTTCAGCATTACCTATAAGGTCCAGGGAGATAAAATTCCTGCAGATACGGCTGTCAAGTTCGTCATAGCCCTTTCTTGCCTTGCTAAGCCCTTTTCTCATCCTTTCCTTGATGTATGCCGTTGAGAGGAAGATCATACCGCATTTGTCTTCCAATGCGTTGTAGAGCGAGATATAGTAGTACAGCACGCTGTCTGTCAGCTTGTCTCCCTCGTCGAAAATCAATAAAGGACGATCCATCTTCACGAGCTCATCGATGATAGCTGCAAGCCCCTCCCTGACAGTCATGCCTACCGTCCTCACACCTATCAGAGCTGCAAGCTCATGAATGAAATCTGACTTGTGCATGTCCTCGCTGCAAGTGATTCTGAATACATTCTGATTCTGGGCTGCAAAAGAAGTAGCAGCTGTGCTTTTGCCGATGCCGGCAGGGCCTACAACCCACATCACACTGCTTTCTGACTTAGCATCGTTCATATAGAACATAAGGTTGTTATATGCAGTAGTCCTGCAGATCTGCCACTCCGAACTCGTACCTATCTGGCTGCTTATGTTCAGCCACATATCCTCCGAAATGTTCTCCCATTTGCCGTTGATGATTGAGGATACAGTCCCGGCAGAAGTGCCTTTAAGACTGTTTACCGCCTTGTTCTGTGACGGGTAGCGCTTCACATAAGCCTCCAGCCTGGAGCGAATTTCCTGTTTTTGTGTTTCTGTGATCATAATATGTTTTGTTTTGTGTTGTTACATCTTGTCATAAGCCGAGAGTATGTCTTTGTTGCTCATCTCCTTCTGAACTTGTCCGATTGTCGAAGGCATAAACTTTACAGGCATATCTTCCTGCTCCTGGAGGGTGATTTTATCAGCAATTCTCTCATAGGTCTTGTTGCCGATTCCAAGAGGCTTAGGAGAAGATAGTCCGTGTTGTTCAGGTGATATGCCATGTTGGATGTCGAACTCCTGGGCTTCTATGTCTCGCCTGATTCTTTCTTCCTTCAGCATCTCTTCATATCTTCTCAGGCGCTCTCTTTCTTCTTTTGTCTGCTCCTGCAGCGCCCTGTGGAATACTTCATAAGGTCTTGCCTCGGTGACGAACTGGAGACCGTAATTCTTATCCTCATAGCACAATCTTACCACTTCCAGATTGTCCGGCAGGTATTGCACGATGAACTTGTCTCCTGTATGCTTTGAACGCCACTCCATATCCGAAAACCCGTCAGCTCCGTAAACATCGTAAATCCTTTGCTCGCCATTGATTGTGACAGAAAGACCTCTGTTTGTGAACGTGCATTCCTTCTTTGTTCTCAACCAGAACATGTCGAGCATCATAGCCTGTGTCAGTGCTACAGCTTTATCATTTCTTGAACTCTGATATAGAGCGATTCTGCTTTCCTTGTATTTAGGATGAGGCAATGAGTTCCATTCCGCCCTGTCCGCTGCATAGATCGCACATAGTTCTTCACGAGTCGGGAGCTTATCCACATTTGTAAGAATAAACTCCAGATTGGCTCTCGATCTGTCTGATTGCGCCGTAATGTTCGCTCCTGTAAAAAACCAGTGCTTGTGCAGCACCTGACTCTGGAACCTGCCAAATGCAGACTCAATGGTCTTTGACTGGGCATTGTGAGGGGCAGTAGGACGGCTGCAGGTGGCTATCCTCCTGAGGAAATCTCTTGCATCGTCACGCTTCGTACCGCCCTGGTTGTCGAACACCACCTCATAAGGCTTGTGTCCGGCGAACTCTATTGCAGAACGGTAAGCCCAGTACATGCTCTCGAAGTCCTCCCTGTCGCTTATATGGTAGCCGATTAAAGCCTCGCTGTAGGCGTCAATGACCTCGAACACCTGCAGGCTGGCAGCCACTGACTTGCCGTCCTTATATGTCTTGTAATAAAGGTTGATCTTCGTACCGTCACCATACCACAGTGCGTCCCTGCACGAAGGCAGGAGGGTAACGTTCTGGCGTGCGTACCGGGCTTTAGTCTTAAGTTCGCCGTACACTGCATCGAACCACCTTGGCTTGACATCCGCAGCCTCCAGAATATTATTGACAGTAGCCTGTGACCTGAGTCTTTTCCAGCCTCTTGTGGCGGCTATTCTGTTGTATTCCGTGAGTATCTGAGCATTGGTATAGACAGGGAATTTGCTTCTCTTAAGCTTCACCAGGATATCCAAGCCTTCATCAGCCACCTTGCAGGTGTTGGAGTTGGCAAGCTTGCCTGATATTAAGCACATATAACCTTCTTTGCGATACTGACGCATCTTGTCCCTCAGTCTCGCCTCGCCCTTCGGCAGGGTGTGCCCTTCCGTCTCCCTCAGACGGTCACTCTCTTCCACTATCGGCTTCCACTGCACCGGAGTCCTGTTGCACATCTTGTGACGTGCAGCCTTCTGGGTGTTCTCCATCGATATCAGAAGGTCAAGGACCGATGCGTTTAGAGTGTATTCCTTGATGAACTTCTCCTTCAGTCTGCTGCCGTCCGGCAGTTCATATCCGCTGTAGAATGTGCGGGCCTCCTCATTGATAACAAGCATGTTTTCCTTTTCTCTGACCACTGTCTCCGGATTGCCGTACTTGGCAACATACTTGCTCTTGAAACGCTCCGGAAGCGACTGGTAATCCACTAAGGCAGGATGCTCCAGACCCTTGCCCGGACGAAGGACAACGATAGATCCCCTGTGAGCAAGGGCTTTATAGTTTGGATAGCTCATAATTACCCCGTCAGCCGAGTCCGTCAACTCCGCCACCGTCACCGCTATCTTGCCTTCATATAGTATCATACCTTAAACATATTTGACCCTGCACCCGGATTCGAACCGACGCCCCCTGTAACAAAAAAACTGTGAACATTATGAAAAACACTAGTGCGCGTCACCGCGGACCGAGCCGTGCAGGGTATTGATTATTCTTTTATCTTATCTCCGAAAATCGAGGATATAATTGTTTCTTTGTCATAATTCTACAATTTTATCATCCTCAAGTAGCTGTACAACTCTTCTATCTCTTGCCGCCTTAGTGTTAAAGTTTTCGACTGTCCTCCAGGAAGAGTCTGAAACCCACTGCTTGATCCGCGGAACCGGATAGTCGTCACGTCGAATAATCATGAATCCGGCAGCAACCAATTTTTCGTAATTATTAGAATGTCTCATGATTTTTAGTTATTAAACACTCTTTTCTGTGAAATCTCCTGAGCCCTGGCAAGGACATTGCCCCAGCTCTCCACTGTCACATCTGAATACCTGTCAACGACAGATCCGCCGACCAGTATCCTTGTCGAATCAGTGTCAGTCACCACCTGCACCCCACCGGCGAAGGTCTGAATGATACTACCATTCTGATGTTCAGTCCTGCAGTTGGGAATGAAGTCTTCCTCTACATACCTGCCACCCATACTGAGAGCATCATTCCTGATCTGATCACTCCTCTTGTTTCTGGTGATAAATGCCAGGGCCTTCCAGATCGAAGTCTTGGATACCTTGTATTTTCTAACAAGGGCGTCTCTCGTTTCTTGCGTTACTGTAATGTACTTTCTCATATTTATGGTTTTGTTGATTTTTTTTCCAACCTTTGCAAGGTTAATTGTATTAACTTTTGCAAATATAAGTCATTTTGATTTATAAACAATACTTTTATAAACTTTTTTAATTTATTATGGATATTTCTTCTCTTAAACGGGAATGGCTCAATGGAGAACTCTCTAAATTGCTTGATAGTGGATTATCTAAGGCGCAAATAGCCAGAAGATTAAGCATACTACCTCAGCAATTAAACAATACTTTAAATGGAAGTAGAGGTATATCAGATAATTTTATTGATAAGTTTGTAACAGAATTTAATATAAATCCTATTGATTTATTAAGGAAAGAATTACCTAATAAAAAGCGTATCCCTTTTTATGATGATATAGCTACTATTGGTGGTATTAACGACTTGGTGGTAGATACTGATAATGGTCAATCACATGTATCAGAATGGATAGATGCCGGTGACTGGTTCCCAGAGGCCACTGCCGCGATTAGACATTATGGTGATAGCATGGTTGAATATCCTAGCGGTTCCATATTAGCCTTAAAAAGGGTTAACGATAGAAGACTGATTATAAATGGTAGAAACTATGTCATTGAAACATCAGAGTTCAGAATTACCAAGCAGCTTCAGGATGATGGGGGAGACTATATTATTGCATATTCCAGCAACAAGGAGACATATCCTGATGGACATCAGATACATTCACCTATAAGAATTCCAAAAGACACAATCAGGCATATTGATCTCGTACTTGGCTGCGTTCAGAAAGAGTATTCAAACGGAGCAATTCCAATAAGAAAATAGCATAAAATCATTCCGTGGACATCCTCGAAATGATTCAAAAAAGACCGGCACACACACTTTTTTGAGTCTCTTTTTGCGTTAAATGTCTTTCATATAGGCATTTAACCCTATTTTTTTACGTCTTTTTACTGCCATAAAGGTCAGTTAAAAACGTTTTATATTGTACTTTTATGCCGAAAAATGACCATATATCCCCTCGTAGCCGTTTCAAAAAACCAAGTTTTGTAACCCTAAATGTAACCCTAACTGCCACATTTCCTGACTTCGTCATTGCGTCACCCTAAACGCCAAAGTGATCAAAGAGCGGTTTAAGAGCCCTCTGTTCTGGCGTGAGCATCATAGTCTTGACCATGACCTTGTCATTCAGAGGCAGCCTGAGCCGTATAGTCGTT